TCAGCGTGCGAGCTTATCGTTAAGCATCAGCACCTGTTCGCCATTCATTTCTTCAATCCACGCACCGTAGACTTCATAAACCATTTGCGCGTTTTCATGCCCCATCTGGCTGGCTATGAAAGACGGGTTAGCGCCGGCAGATAAAAGCCAGCAGGCAAAAGTATGCCGCGTATGGTACGGATTCCGGCGGCGAATACCAGCACGTTTTACAGCTGCGTTGAATCTCGCACCGATGCTCGATAAAGAGTAGTAGGCTTTCTGTTCTCCTTTGCGCATCCGGGGTATGAAAACGAATCGCAGGCTTTGATGTTCCACTGCGCCATACTCGCGATGATTAAAGACAATTTCGGTTTTAGGCTGTAGCGCTGTCAATTTGCGCTGCGATTTCAAGGCTTCAAGTGCTGGCTCTAAAAGGGTGATAACCCGGTTACCTGCTTCGGTTTTTGGTGGGCCGAACATGCCCAAGGCATTAAGATTGCGCTGTATATGAGCCGTACCTTTTTCCCAGTCGATATCTTCCCAGGCAAGAGCTGCGAGCTCTCCATGACGGACACCGGTATAAACTGCAAACGTCCACATATTGAGGCTTTGGCCACGCTCGGATTCCGCAAGCAAACTAAACTCCTGCTTCGTTAAAGGATCCGGTTTTACTTTTCCTTTGTGTAGTTTCTTGATCCCCTCAAAGGGCTTGCCACTGATAAAACCGGATTTGTGTGCAAACCGAAGAAGGGAGCACAGAAGCGATATATAGTTGTTTACGGTACGCACAGTGCGTCCCTGTTTGTTGCTTCTGGGATTTGCCAGGTAAAGTGTCTCACCGTTCAACAGCTCCTTCCTGTATTTCAGAATGTCGCTATGGCGTATAGTTGAAACAGGTGTGTCTTCGTTAATGATGTGCATTAACGTACCGAGTTGTGAGCGCGTCTTACGCATCGTATTCGCGCTAATTTCTGTTTCTTTAATGCTCGTCCACAGTTCACACAGCTCTGAAAAGGTTTGAACTGAAACAGTGGTTACGGTTTTTTTTGCTATGGACGATGAAGGAAAGCGCTGGTTGTAATCAAACTCCCCAAGGTTGATCTCGCTAACGATCACAGCCCGAAGATTCCCGGCTTTTTTGATATTCGCCGGGGTGTTAATCCAACCTTTGAGAATTTCGCGGCAACGTTTTCCCCGGTACATAAACCAGATGCAAATCTTATTGTTTCTGATTTCGACACCTGTAGGCAAAGCTGCCATCTTACGCATCCCTTATTAACTGATTAATTCTCGGATAGTTATACCAGGTTGTGCCACGCAAGGTTTTTTCCCCAGAAGGCGATATCCGTTTAAAATGGACACCTTCCACCCAGCAGCCCTGGCGATACTTCTCAATCTGTCGTTGGGTCAGGCCTGTTTTTTCTGTGAGCCTTGCGCCAACAACCCATTCTTCGTTAAAAATTACCTGCGACATGGTTCACCTCAGGTAACCGGCATGAGTATAGATATGCCGGTCTATAGTCGTTGATATTTCAGTTTCAGTTTGCCTGGCCGGGCAGGGAACGCAGTCGGCGCATGCCGATCATTGCTGTGGCCACGTAGCTTGCCTTGCAGTTGACCACTTCAACCCAGACCTTCACGCCTTCCACTCTCACCGTATAGGTCTCTTTCATCTTGCTGCGCCCATACTCGCCATATCTTTGCTGGTGGGCTGTGAGTGCGATTTCACATGCCTGGCGAGCCAAAGGGGATTGCTTACTGCCTCGATTAATCAGTCGCATTTCTTCTCCTTGAGGGAGGGTTTCCCCTCCCGATCTCGTTAGTCCACGTATTCCGGTTTCATATCCGCCAGGGTGATGCTGAACTGACCATGCAGTTCGTCGCCCAGGTGACGCTTTGAAGATGCCAGTACGCGCTCGGCCTCCGCGAACCGTTCGGCGGCATTCGGTTCGTCAGGCTGGGGCAGGGAGTTAATAGCGGCCTCAACCTTGTTGCGTGCGTCCACCAGGTAATAACGCTTCACGGCCTTGTTTTTCAGCTCAGTGAACAGGGCAGAACCCAGCGTTGCTTTCACGGTTTCAATATCTGCGCGCAGAGCTTTAGCGCTATCCCCATCCTGAGCCGCCTCGATGCGATCACGGAAATCATCAGCAAGTGCATCGATGTTTTGAGCTGATTCCTGAGCCGTTTGAGTGGTAGTGACGTTGTCACCTGAAATGTCTGCAAGGCTAACGTGCTGCGCCGGTGCCGGGTTTACCTCTCGTTCTTCTCGTCGATCATCGAGCTCATCAGGGGTGTAAACGCCCAGAATCACATCCGGGCAGAACAGTCTCGCCCAGCGTTTGACGGCCAGGTACGCCAACTGCTGGCGAGGGTCGTCAGCCCAAAGGGTAGAGTTTCGGGTACGGGCCTGAGCCAGCAGTAAATCAAGTTCTCTCGGCTGATCTTCACCTTTCAACGTTGCGCGGATAATGATGCCGATCCCGGCTTCGTCAGCCAGGGTCCAGCCTGGTACGCGGTACTCGCCTTTGTCGCCTTTACGGATATTGAATTTTCCAACGACCTTTTCCCATGGCCCATACCATTCATATTCAAAGCGGCTGGCCAGTACGCCGCTGCGTGAAATGACGGCATTAACCAGCTGCGCTTCATACCCGAGCACACCGTTAATCAGGTGCGTCTTCTGCGCTACGGCAAAGGGATTCATCTGCCACTGTGCCGCTTGCATCGCTACAGCCATGCAGTCAGCCTGATTGCCCTGCAGGTGTTTAGGAACGGTGGCAGTTCCCTGCGCCATAATCTGCGCGAACGTGCTGATGGCGTTCAGATACTGGGAGTCGAACAGAGCCACGTTGGAGTTAATAACGGTGTTCTGGTCAGCAACGGTAACGTTAGTGTTATGCATAAATCCCCCTTAAGCCTGAGTGCGCAGCGCTTCGAGGCGGCGCAGGTCGAAGTCGTTCAGTTCATCGGTGTAATCGGTAGTGATCGGCGCTGGCCATTCGCCCGTGTCGAATCCGGTTGCGATGGCGCGCATCGTTTTGCGGTACTCGAGCATGCCCAGTTCCAGTAGTTCGTTGGACGCCTCGATGATGGCGATCCAGTGGTAGTTCTCGTCTTTGTTGACGAAAATCCAGAAGAACTGGTCCAGCGCCGCGGTCTCGCAATACATAGCCGCACTGAGGTGGTAGTCCCGGTCAATGATTTCCCTATGCAGCCTGGCGCGCAGGCTTTCTTGCTTCACATTCCACATGCTGATGGTTTTCAGGTCCGCACCGATGCGCACGCCGTCCAGTTCAATTTCGAGGTCCGGACGAACACGCACTTCTAAACCTGTTTCGTCGTCAAAGCCGAAGTAGCTCACTTCAACGGCGCGGCTTGGATGTGTCAGCAGCATGCCCGCGGTAGGGTGCGCCAGTAGTGCGGACTGAATTGCCCGCGCTGTGGACAGCTGCTGGCGGGTAACCAGAATCTTTTCGCCAGGGTTGTCGCGCCAGGCATCCAGCAGTTCGTCGGCGAACATGGCATCGGGCTTAACTGATTTAACTGCCTGGATCATGTCTGCTTTAGTACCAGACACTTTCAGCGGTGTCGGTTTCTGTGCTTCCAGAGCCACAAGGTCAGGGTTGATGATTGCCAATTGCTCAAGCAGCGCGTCACGGCTGCCGCTGGTTTTAACCGGCACGGGCAGGGTGGCGTTGTACTCTTTAATGCATGCTTTCATTGCCGTTGCTGTCTGCTTCTGGCCTTCTTCAATACGCTGGTATTCAGCTGGGAGAACCATATAGCTTTGAGCCGTTTCTTCCAGGCTCGCGCCAAGCGGCACTTGAGCGGGAAGGGATGCGTTATGTTGTTCAAGCAACGCTTTAATCTCGTCAGCGCTTAACAGGGCCGGCAGGCTGGCGTTGTACTCGTCGATGAACTCGCGCAGAGTTGCGGTGGTGGTGAAAGCACCCTCCGGGATCTCAGGCTCCACGCTGAACTCTGCTTCGAGGTTTTCCGGCTGTAGTGCAAGGGCGTGCACCAGATTTCCCATATCCAGCACTTTTGATGCTGTGCGCGGGATGGTTTTAGCCACATGGCGCGCGTTGAAGTACATCAGGCTGACGCGGGCATCTTTTACCTGGGTTGAGCTAATACCGTTTGCTGCGTGATAAACATCATTCGGCAGACCTTCGTAGCGGCCAGGCTCGAAGTAAGCCGGGTATTCGATAATTGGCTCTGACTGCTGCTCTTTCGGCGCTATAGAATCTGTCTGCGTATTAGCTGCATCAGTGCTTTCGCCCGGTGGTACCGAACCAACATCTTCGTCTTTCTCTGGCTTAGCCGTTTCCATCTGCACATCGCTGGTGGTCTCCGCTGTGTTTTCCATTTTTTCGACTTCATTTGAGGGGATATCGATGACCGGGGCGGTATTTCCAACCATCAGACCATCGATGGAGAACACGCCGCAGCCGAGATTTTCAACCTGCGGTTGTTCAGCTGGGGCTTCAGTCTCAACTACAGGAGTAGGCAACGGCAGAAATTCCACCGCAGAGTTAAATTCAGCCGTCATGGTTTTATTAACGAACTCAAGATGAGCCGCTGGCGTGTGGTGGATGTTTTCCGGCGCTATGCGGATCAGATTGAAGATTGCCGCACGGTTCACCGCCAGTACGCCGGGCTGATTACGCAGGATGGCGCTCCATGATTTCCATGGTTCTTCTTTCTTAGCCACGATTTCTTTGGCACGTCGTAACACGCTCGAAGGAATTTCGAAGTGGTGGAAGTCCATAGGCAGCAGGGCGCATGCGATCTCTAGATCGAGAGTGTCCAGAGTGTGATGCGCGCCTTCGCCGCGATCCGTTACATACCCGCCGTCGGCATTGGTACCAGAATCGGTGCGCTGAACATTACTGATGCGATTACCGGCAGCCCATTCGCGCGCCAGAATGCCACGGTCAATGTAATCAGTCGCAGCCCAGATTCGGGTAAAACGAAGTACCAGAGCGAGTTCGTGACGCTTCTCCTGGCTGAACACCTTGCGAATGGCGTCGGTATAGCGCCAAAGGTCTTTGGTATCGTAACCCTTAACCTCTTCGCAGTTTTCTGCCGCCAGGAGCAGGTTCTGGACATAGCTGTTGTCAGTGTCCATTTCCAGCGCACTGATACCTTCGTATTCTTCGCGGGTTAAGTGGTGGCGCAGTTCGTTGGCGGTGAACTGGGCGAGTAGCTGCTTCCGGAACGGCATACGAACGACTGGATAACGAGTGGTTTCGTCATCATTCTCGTCAATCTGAATACCGTTTCCGGGTTCTGGAACCTGGGCAGTTTCAACGTCTTTGAGGCAGGTGTTTTCTGATTTGAGAAGAGTTAGCTTTCCACTTCTCCACTCTTCAACTAACTGATTGCGTTCGCCAGCGTCGGCTCTCGCCCAGTCAGCCATGAATGCACCGATAACTTCAGCTTCGTGTGCTTCATCTTGCGAGAAGACCTGCTTAATCGTCTGAACCAGTTTCCACTCAGCGTTCAGGCTCAGTTCGGCAACTTCAGGGATGTCGTACCTCGCTAGCAGCAGGTTCTGGAGATAGGTGTTGCCTTCATCCAGTGACATTTCGCTGGCAGCCAGCTGCTGCTCTTTAGTGATGTGTGACTGGTAATTGTCGCAGATCAGGTGGACGGCAAAACGAACCGCTGGAGTGCGGTTTTCAAGCGGGACACTCTCGACGGTAGTTTCGACTTTAACGGTCGTTTCCGGCGCGGCAGTGTTGTCCACGGCTTCAGTTGACTCAGCACCAGCCTTTGGCAGCCAGGTGCGTCCATCGTCCTGCAGTTCGTAGCGTTTGCACCAGGTGTAATCCACGGTGCTTTCTTCCGGGAGGTCGTTATACACCGGGAAATCGGTGCGAACCGGTTTTGCGTAATCCTTACCGCGTCCTGTTTCAATACCGGCATCTTCCAGCTCAACATCGAGCTGCAGGTTGGCACGGGCTTCTGATTTAGCAGTGAACCAAATCACTGCATCATCTTTGCCTGATTTCTGCGTAGCCTTCACTACATAGAAAAATTCCATGTGAGATCCTCTTTTTTGGATGTAAGATCCCCGGGCCAGAGATAGCGCCCATTGGGTGAACTTTGGTTTTTTAAGTAGTTTTCCGGTGTAACTTTGGTCGGGAGCACCGGACGTACGGGCCGCCTTGCGCGGCTTTTACGTTATGCCTCGTGGGCCATCTGGTCATACGAAGCACAACGTTCAGAGCAGTATTCTTTCTCTTTGCGCGCCAGCTGTGCGCCGTTGCGATAGAGAAGGGTACTTTTGACTACTTCCTCCGGTTCAACCGGCTTGTGGCAGTACCCGCATTTCAATGAGTTACACATCTGGATTCCCCTTTTGCGCCAGCAGGTAGCACAGGCGGCGAATAATCACCTCGAAGAAGTTCAGCTTTACGGCCTGCTGCCGTCCTGGTTTGCGTGCGAAATCAATCATTCTCACCCTCGTTTGCCTTATCGCCGGCCAGCGGAACGTTTACACCTGATGCGCGTTAATCTCTCCACCTCATCCGACTATTCGTATGCCGTCGGCGGCTACTTCGTGGGCGTCCTGCCTTGGTGGTTCGTAGTGCGTCTTGGTGAGTTAGATTAAACACAAAGTTTAAGTCTTAGTCAACATAATGAGTAATTTTAAATAAACAAAATGTTTAAATGGTGCTTATGGAGAGTGAAATTTTGTTCTTTGGAGGCAAAAAAATTCGACGAAATGGTACGGGCTGGCGGTCCGGGAAATGGGCGCTTAGTACAAAAGATGTGCTAGTTATTCGAGGGGCATAAAAAAAGGCCACTTTAGGGCCATTTCTTATAGTAGGTCTTTACGAATCATTGCTTAAAGGAGTACTCAATCATCCTGCGAACGAATCCGGCCTTTCATATATTTATCATATAGTTCGTCCAGCTCTTTCAGGCGAAGTGCAAAGATGCGAAGCATGTTCTGTTGCTCTTCTTCGGGAAGCTGACGGTAAAGTTCCAACAGGCGTTGTTCGTCCGGCTTCAGTCCATCTTTTTCGCCGACATCTTGGCCAAGCAGCCACTCAAGGCTCACCCCAAGCGCATCCGCCAGCTTAATCGCTGAGCTTTTACCAATTGTCCCACGAACGAACCAGTTATTGACCGACTGAGCACTGACGCCACAAATACGGGCCATGTCTGATTTGGTCAACTTCTTGAGCTCAAGAACCTCGTTAAGCCGCTGAACTTGTGGGTGGTTAATCTGATGAGTTTTTTCTTTCATGGACGAATTCTAAACCAAAAGTTTATTAGCTCAATATTCAAAATGTTGACACAAACATAAACAATATGTTTAATTGCGTTGTTGATACAGGAGCTATTTATGAAAGCAATTGATAAAGCAATTACCAAAGCAGGAACTGCTACGCGCTTAGCCCAACTGCTAACCGTAAGCGCCATGACTGTTAGTCATTGGCGTAATCGATATAAGGGCGTCGTCCCGGCAGATCGAGTTTTGCAAATTTATGGGGTTACCGGCGTAACTCCGCACGAACTGCGCCCAGATCTCTACCCAAACCCAACAGACGGTTTACCTAAACAGGAGCCTTAACTATGCAAACTGTTTCATTTCAACAGAGTAGCAGAGCTTCCTCTAATCCTCTGATATTCCAGTGTCATCAAAGCGAATCTACAGCGCAGGATATTGCTCATCGTGATATCTGCTCAGCGGTACGAGCTTGGGCGGCGGCAGAAGGGCGCGTAGCTGTTGCACTTCAAATCCAGGAAGCGGCGGAAGAATTTCAACTTGATGGAGTGGATTTCTCAGGTCAGGCCGATGTCTGGAACGTGAAGCTGTTCCGCTGGCTCGACAACAAAGAGGACTCCCTATCGTACCGAAAGAACGTCGAACAGCTGGTGCCCGCGATCATGTCTGTATTACCACTTCGATACCGTGACCGTGTCGTAAAGAACGACTCGTTTGCCTACCGGATGGCCAGGTTGGAAAAAGAAGTGAGTGAGGCGAAGCAAGCTCTGATGCTCGATGCTCCGAAGAAGGAAAAGCTGAAGGAGTTAGGCGAGGGGATTTTTGAGATGTTCCGTGTCGATCCGGACCTTACGGCACCGCTGCTGGCGATGGTCACAACCATGTTGGGGGCAATGTGAAGACTTCAGAAAAGGCGAAAGCCGCGGTGCTCGAACACCAACGGCTTTCAGGTGCAAAAACGGAGTGTAATTGCGGAGCTAAGTATGTCAAACACAGCTGAAATTATCAATTTCCCCCACAGAACCGAACAACCGGGAGGTCGTATGGCCGACCTGTCAAACGGGTATACCAAGGTCGCTAACGAGATCCAACAGCTCAAGCCTCGTCTGAGAATGTCAGGCCGGGAGTGGCAGTGTTTTGAGGCGGTGATCTGGCTTACCTACGGCTGGAACAAGAAACAGGACCGCGTTACGAACACGGTGATCGCCGAGCTTACTGGGCTGAGTGATTCCCACGTTTCTGATGCGCTCAAATCACTCGCAGAACGCAAAATTATCTTCAGTCAGAAGCAGGGCGTGATGAAAACGGTCGGTATAAATACTGACCTTTCAGCCTGGATTTTAGACAAACCGAAAACGGGAAAAGTCTTCCCGAAATCGGGAAAAGTGTTACCGAAAACGGGAAAAACCTTCCCGGAAACGGTAGACACCCAAGACTATAACAAGAACAACAATAAAATATCCTCGTCTCGGAATTCTGACGAATCCCGAAACCAGAAAACTCAAAAGTTTCTCTCTCGCCATCCTGAAGCTGCCGACGGGATATACACCCCGGCAGGTAAATCATGGGGATCCGCTGACGACCTCAAGGCCGCACGCTGGATTTACGACAGGCTTCTCACCGTCAACGCATCGCTATCAGAGCCAAACTGGGCTGAATGGGCAAACACCATCAGGCTGATGCGTGTCCAGGACAAGCGTACTCACTACGAAATCTGTGACCTGTTCCAGTGGGCCAACCGGGACGAGTTCTGGAAAGACAACATCCTGAGCCCTTCAAGTCTGCGAAAGCAGTGGGATCAGCTCACCACCAAACGGCTGCGCGCAACCGGGGCGGTAAAACCTTCCCGGGGCGGTATCGACCTGCATAACACCGACTGGATCGACGGGGTGCTGGAATGAAAAACCTTGCAGAGAGCATTCGCGATTTTGACCAGGAACAGGCTCGCCGCGTGGCGCATAACTTGCCTGAGCAGTACACCGAGCGCGAACAAACGCAGCAGGTGGCGCAGATTATCAACGGGCTGTTTGTACAGCTGGCGGCCGCGTTCCCGGCAAGCCTGGTTAACCGAAGCCAGGAGGATGTGAACGAGATTCGCCGTCAGTGGGTGCTGGCCTTCAAAGAAAACGGGATAAACACCATGGAGCAGGTTGAAGCCGGCATGCGTATGGTGCGTCGCCAGGATCGCCCGTTCCTGCCATCACCTGGCCAGTTCATCAAGTGGTGCAGGGAAGGGCGCTGCGTGCTGGGGATCACTACCGCTGACGTGATGGCTGAATACTGGAAGTGGCGTAAGCTGGTGTTCCGTTACCCGAGCAGCGAGCAGTATCCGTGGCCGAAGCCTGTTTATTACCACATTTGCCTCGAGTTGCGGCGCCGCGGAACCGATGGCCAACTGAGCCACAAAGAGCTTGAGCGTGAAGCTGGCGAGATTATGAATATGTGGGAAAGGCGGGTGGTGGCTGGGAAGCCGATTCCACCTGTTCGACGGGCGCTGGCCGCGCCAGTGGCTCCGAAGGGGCCAACGCCTGCAGAAATTCTCAAAGCCAAGTACGAGCGCATGAAAGCTGGTGGGAGGATATAGCGATGAGATGATCCGTTGTGAGTTAACAGCGTTTGTTAAAGTAAATGAATAAAAATTATAGTTTTTCAACTTCCATCTAATAACAACACCATACCTATGGTAATTGTGCCCACGAAATGTAAAAATTGACTAGGTTGAAGCAACCTCATAAAAGAGTCCGTTGATAAGTTTGTCTGATACTAAAACCGGAATGGTTATGAGCGATAAACTAGGGTTCTTTAACTATCAAAATTTGAGTTCTGCCGTCTATTACTAGATAGGGATTACCTTATGTCTCTCCGCTTAAGACAAACATTTAATCTTTTTCCTGGTGTACGCCTCAACATTGGTAAACGTGGTGTAAGCGTGAGCATTGGTGTTCCGGGGGCAACACTAAATGTTGGACAAAAAGGAATTAAAACTACGATAGGGTTGCCTGGATCAGGTTTGTCGTATTCATCAACTCTTTTACCCTACGAGAATAAGCGACCAGTAACAAATCCATTCAATCCAAACACTAATGAAACTCATTTAGATGAGCCTAATACCACACCCAATAACACTCCATTAAACGCCAAAGTTTATCTGCCGCAAGCTGGCATGAATGAAATTTCTAGCGCTTCTGTTGAGGTTCTGACAAGTACATCTCTTTTACCTTTACGAGATTTGATTGCCAAAGCACGCGAGCAAAAAGCCGAGGTAAAAGCTGACTTACAAGAAGCGCTAGCAGAGGAATCGAAACAAAAGAGTGAATTGGTTCGTCGAAAATCAAGTCTGTTCCGTTGGTTTTACAAGCGCCGAATTGCTGAACTTGAAACAGAACTTCCTCAATTGAAAGCAGAAATTGATCGCCTCATATCCTGGGAAGACAACACCAAAATTTCGATAACTTTTGAAAGCAGTGATGCTTCGCAGCGAGCATATGCTGCAGTAGTAAGAGCCTTCGACGCTTTAAAGTCAAGTAGCAAAATATGGGATATTACGGCGGATAGGGCTACAGACCAATTTGCTGAAAGGACATTAGCCACTAGAACTGTGAACCGATACCCCGTTAACTTCGATTTCAGTTCAACTGACATCATTCAGTTCGCAGGGCGAGCGATGTGGTTTGAAAATATCAATGGTGATGATATTTTGCTCTACCCTGGTGTTGCTGTCCTTCCTCGTGCCGATGGTGCCTTCGCTCTGATCGACTTACGCGAATTAGAAATCAAAGCAGAACCTCGAGGATTTCATGAAGAAGATGGTGTACCGATTGATGCCAAAGTTGCTGGTCATACATGGGCAAAAACGAACAAGGATGGCTCTCCAGACCGCCGATTTAAAGACAATTATCAAATCCCTATCTGTATTTATGGAAATATTACTTTTCAGTCTCAATCCGGAGTTACTGAAGAATACATGGTATCGAATGCTGAAGCCGCACTTGCCTTTTCAGAGGCTATGAAACGCTACCAACTTTCACTTAACGAATGAGAGGCGATATAGCATCTTCTGATGTCTCTATCGCTTCCCTCCCTTCTAGTGTCTGATCATTAAAACTCATATCAGACGAGCTAGTAACTCACTGATTATGACGTGGCGCTTTTGTGTCATGCTGAAAGACCTACTTCTATGTTTCCTGAAAGCCTGCTAGCCCTCAGGCTAAACGAACCTTAGAAATTTCTAAGTGGTAATAATCACATAAGTCTTCTTCATGTGTGTTATAACCGAGTTAGAAATCGCCACCACAGGCGGTTAAGAGGCTTCTCATGAAACTACTTATCACAAGAGCAATCGGCCTCAGCAAGTTCTCGCCACGTTGGGTTAAGGTAATCTGTTTACGGTTGACTAAAAGTGGTGTTTGAGTATCATGCGGACAACAATTTTAGAGGGTTGCAGGAAGAATGTTTGCAACCTGTAAATAGCCTTTTCGAAGCGCAGAGAAGGTTTGTCTCTTGCTGCGCTTCGATAGAGCTAACGTTCCCCATCACATTCTATTTTTCCAAGGTACTTCTCAATATCTCGTCCTGAAGGGAATGCTGTAAAACCAGGGCGTCTTATATTTCGTCTACTTTTATCATAAAAAACCGAAAGGATCCCCGAAAGGATGAATTGTAATCCTAGGTGGGATTCACCTTCACCGTGGACCAAACTAATAAATTTTGCTTTAGTTACCTTTTTTTCTTTGGGTCTTTGCTTAAACAGGCTCCACTCACTAAGAGAACCAATATAACCAATTAAGTCATCAAATGTCGGTTTATCGCCACATCCATATGCTTCGACGATTTTATTAAATATCCAAGCTAAATTTCCCTCGCGCTTTTTATCTATCTTTGATTCCATTGTTACCAAAGCGAGAAAAGGCCCCCTAACTTTGTCGACTTGATTATTGGAGTATTGAGTTTTGCATAACTTTGAAGCATTCCATAAAGTTTGACACTCTTTTGCTATATCACCATCGTTAAGGTGTTTTTTTACCGAAATTATTGCTACAACTCCCTCCGGAGGAACTATCGCACTATTTCCAAACCTTTGGAAAACTGGATATCTTTCAGAATCGTAGACAATTATGTCTAACTGAGATGAATTTTTATCAAAATCATACCTCCGCTCTTTACCTGTAGTGCCAGTTTTTACTGCAGGCCGAAGTATGAACCCAGTAAGAATCTCTAATCCTTGAGGAAGATATTTTGAAAAATATTCGCGCAATAACTCTTCTACGAATCGACCATCCTCACCATGATGCGCTGACCCTTTATGTTTTTGAGAAGGAATAAGTGTTTCAAATTGCCTGTATATAGATATAAGTGCATCAACCTCTTGCGACCAATAGTTTTGAAGTCTCTTTCCGTCCATATATTCCCCCTGTTTCGGTGATTACGTCAATGCATTTATATAATATGAATTGATACTAGCATGATTTTTTATAGCATTGATATAGTGAAAAGATAAATGGTAAAAATTAACAATAAAAGGTGCTATTCTTCATAGCACCTTTTATAAAAGGTTTAATTATAAATCTAATCTCTTTTGCTTTTAGGTTTAACCCCACCTTTCCTTCCTAAACCGAAACCAACCCTATACAGATCTGGCATATCAACACGACCATCTTTTTTTGTTTCAATTAGTCCAAGATTCTCTAGATCTTCCCTAATTCCTGACCAACCACGTTCAGCATGTTGAGCGGGTAGTCTATTAGTATTCACTTGCTCTGGCCCAAAAGGAAAAGAACTCATCCATCTTTGCTCGACAGTTTCAATATCACAAGGTACATTCAAACCTTTTAAAGTAGATAAAACATCAGGTACCCAAGGATAATCTTCTGCAACTTCAGTAACTCGTATCTCAGAAGCCTGCTGAATACCACGCTTTAGACTTTCATAATGTAATGCATATTCATGATTTGGATAGCGAGAACTTGAGTCTTGAGCTGCTTGACTGATCGCAGCTAAAAATGACCTTGGTGAGGTTTGTCCTCTGCCATCCGATAAATGATTTACAGACCAAGTGTATGGTACACCTCGTCTTTTATCTTTACCCATCCATGGTCCAGCTAATTTTTCAAAAGCCTTCCTTTGGGCTTCGCTTTCTCTTTTCATTTCGTCTGGAAGTTGAAAGGAGTTGTTGACAGAAGTAAGTTTTCTAGATGTGGCGTTCTGACATATTTCACGTAAAATATTAGCATTCAAATCCATTGAATTAATTAATCTTTGCCAAAGTAAACCATGCAGATCATGTCTGCTCCATGTCAATTCTGCTTTAGTTGCCAATATTTTAGAAGCATCAGGAAAGTTAAAAACTGTTCTAGCCGCTTGGTCTTCACGTAAAAATACCTTTGCTGATAAACCATTATATGATTTCAGCCATAAGACTGCACGCAATAGACCGCGAACAATCTCATCCATTCTCTGCCAATCGTTACTTGTCCTGTCCAAAGCGTCAAAAACAATTAGTCCATTCCAATTACGAGATGTACTCATTAGCCTTGCAGCTTTTTCAGGCTCCGATTTGAACCAATCGATAGTTTCTTGCCAAGTATTAGTAGGTATAGAGATGTTTGATTTTCCAGCTACCCAACGAATAATCACTGTTCTCCAAATATCATATGGAGCATAATTTTTACTCAGCAATAGTTGGAAAGTATCTTCATTTGGATAACTATCAACATCCTCAACATTTGAAAAACCGACAAATATTTCTAAATTTTGTAATTCGGGAACATATTCTTGCATGGTAGCGCGAAGATGTCGTGATTTGAGAACAGCTGTCCAAAATGATTTACCAACACCACGCCCTCCTATTACAATATTGGAGGCAAGCTTCAAAGCTTTGATATGAGATAATGGCACATAGAGGTCGCCAATATCAGGTTCATCTCCAAAGCTACTTGATTCTAGGGAGGCGGCGGATATCGCACGCCTAATTATTTGAACATCAGTCATCAGATATCTCCGAGTCAAAAACACTTTCAATCCCTTCAATTAAGGGTCCAAAAATTGACTTTATAGAATTTTCATCAATTGTGGCTAGTCGTCCATGTAGAGCTAAGGAACCAGTAAAACTACGATGCCACTGAATTGCCCAAGGATTATGAGGAGCCCCCTCATCAGAGCTATCGAAATTCCAGCCTTCTACTAATTCTCTTACCTTCCATTTGTAATCTTCATCGTTGGAAGGTCCCACTGCATTGATTGGCGCCGCTTCGATTTCGTCATATAAATTATTGGAGAAAAGATCGTATGCATGATCTCTGAGTGACATAAGATATTCAATCTTGTCTGTTTCTGGAACCATAGAGGCAACAATTTGTAATCTTTCGCGAATATCGTTAGCAACTTCACTGTTCAACCAATGTTCGAATAATATTTTATAACCGTTCCATGTCTGCAGCCCATCTAAAGCAAATAGTAGTATTAGATTAGCCCCCATATCTGTAACACAACATGAGGCAATCTCATCAATGCCAGAACGTGAATCAATCAATATGATATCAGGGGATATAACTTGTTCGAGTTTATCAATTAGTCTATTTAATCTTTGTGACCATTTTTCTTTTTTACCTTGTTGATCTACTTTTGGCATCCAAACCCTACCGAGTTTTGACACATACTCTCCAGCCTCAACTCCATGAGCCGGTACAACAAAAATTTCGCCATCATGAGACAATGGGCTTGTTGCTATCATTGAGTCAATTAGTTGTTCACCATTGTCTACTAAATCTTCTACAAGCCAATCTGTGATACCATATTTAGGTTGACGATCAATAGGTAATAGAGCTGTAGATAATCCAGGTGATTCTAGATCAAGATCTAATACTAAAACTTTCTTGCCTTGTTGTGCGAGTTTCCAAGAGGCTGCCGCAAGGGATGTAGAACGCCCCACACCTCCTTTTATAGAGAAGAAAACAACTCGCGGAGCATTTTTGGTTATTTTTGAAACGTTTCCCCAAGTAGATTCATTTGCATACCGATCAGCGAGGAATACATTTTCAAAGCCATTGATTCTGAATAGCTGGGCACCATCCTTCACATATTCAATATCATTTTCAAACAATGTTGAAACGTTATGATAATGTCCGTGGAGTTCCTTTGAAAGCTCATTTTCAAGAGCATGTAATCCCTCGATTTTCTGAGGATTATCCTTGATTGATTCTGGTGCAACCAGACGAACCCTTCCATTCAGGTCACGGTTTAATACTAACCAATCCAAAGATTGAACCAGATCAGTAAATTTACTTATGATTTGAGTAGATAATGGTACGATTTGGTCGAAAGTTATCATACTAATCCTGCTAATTTGGCTTTTCTTATCAATTGATTAACTTGATCGGCTGCTGCTTTATGTGGAGAGACTTTAGCAGCATCGAAGCTTGATTGGTTGTAATAACGCTGCGAAGCATTCCAATCATGGAAAGGGTTTGTTCCATTCAACTGGTAATCTGCTCCACTGGTATGCGACGAGCGATAGCTCTCGAATCGATCCCAAACTTTATCAGCGTGTACTGCATCAGAACTTTTTTGTGGCATTTGCCTCACGTTATCGAACGGCATACCAAATGCTTTCATTAACGATTTCAGACCACATTCTACTGAAAATCCATATAGTTGATCTGCATTAGCAAATCTTCCAGAAGAAAATAATTGATTGGCATCAACTAAATGCCGGTCATGTGAATCTACAAAATCCGTGCTCATTTTTTGACCTTTTTTGTTGAATCTTCATCAGATCATTGCATTGCTTTACAGTACACTAATAGCATAGTGTTCAACAACCTATACCTGCTAAGCGTTCGTCGCAAAATTGTTTTGATGCTCAAATAATCTGCATCCTCTAAAGATAGATATCAGCCAGATTTGCATCTTTTCAAGCCCGGGACTTGGAGTCTATAAATTTAGTTTTCTTGCATGAAGCGTGCCGATATGTATTTTTATAGTCTAACTGAAACTATATGCTTGCTAAGGATGTTGCTGGCTCGGTGTTATTATACAAACAACAATTATAAATAATGCTATTTATGGCTGGACACTGAAAATTAGTCATATATATCTGGAACAGATACAAAGATAAGGCATATCTCATCGAAATTAATTCTTACTCTATTACTTTGAATGTATTCAAAATACCAAATTTTGAGGTTTTTCCTTGGGGACATTTTCAGCAGGCAGTTATAAAAGCCTAAGGTTATTGTTAAAATGTATCTCGTTCGAACTCTAAATGTTACATCTAACAATAAATTTCTCTTCAAATAAAATCACCAACTCTGCGAAGGTATTTATGTTACTAGGCGATTACGGCGTTAACTATAAAGCAATGCGTTATAGAACTTTGCGTAGTAGTTTTGTTCTCTTAAATGATTGCAAAAGTCATCAAGAGAGTTTATAAAAGTACTGTATATGCATACAGCTTGCCATTGCGGAGGGAAAAATGAAAATCGAGCTAACCATTGATCGCATGAAGAAACTTCCTGATGGAGCTATACCTGCCCTCGAGTCAGAACTGCTCAAAAGGCTCAGTAAACAGTTCGATGATTGCCAGATTACGATTAAGCGTGCCAGCAATGATGGGCTGACTGTTTTCGGAGGCGACAAGAAAGAGGTCGAACATATCGTGCAGGAGACCTGGGAGAGCGCGGACGAGTGGTTTTATTAATCGCGTGAATTTCACTGGAGCAGTTTCAAAGAGTATCGCTGTTTGCGTTCCCCTGGCTGTTCCCGATTACTGTTTACCGCGTCAATAAGTCGCTCTGGGGGAAATAGTGTGTAGTGCAGATGCCTTTAATGCAGATGATCAATGGTACGACGTGGTCAGAAGGGCCGATAAAGCAGTTATCTATAGCTTCCCGGCGGAAGGGAGATATCTGGTTTATCGAGTAAATGGAATAGTTTCATTACGACCGTTACTCGAAGAGGAAGAAATATTCACTCTCAACGGGTTTATGCAATTTGCAAAACGACTAGGGTACCGAGTTACACCACCGTCTGATATTATTCTTTCATAGGCCTGAACAACCTATACCTGATGCGCCACGGAGAGAACCATGGCGCTAGAATTACAACTTATCAAACACCATTCAGGAATACTGATCCCGGCTACGCCCGAGACCAGCGATATCCTGCAATCAAAAACCCGGCTCGGCGATGTTCTTGTTGCCGAGTTCAGGCGGGTACGAAACCCGGCATTTCACCGGCGTTTTTTCGCGCTTCTTAATCTCGGTTTTGAATACTGGGAACCAACCGGTGGGGCTATCTCGAGTAACGAGCGGAAGCTGATTACCGGCTACGCCAAGTTCCTGGCTTCTTATGGCGGGAATGAGGGAGCACTTATCGATGCTGCTGAGCAGTATCTTGAGCAGGTTGCTTATCGGCGCGTCACGAATGGCATTAGCCTGTGCAAGTCCTTCGATGCTTACCGCTCATGGGTGATCGTCGAGGCAGGGCACTTTGATGCCATTCAGCTACCTGACGGCACACTCAAAAAGCATCCTCGCAGCATTTCATTCGCCAACATGGACGAAATCGAGTTTCAGCAGCTCTATAAAGCTGCGCTCGATGTCCTCTGGCGCTGGATATTGTCAAAAGCGTTCAAGGACCAGGGCGAGGCGGAGAACGCCGCTTCCCAACTCATGAGCTTCGCGGGGTAATGGGGATGAAGTATACCTGGTTCCATCATACCGATTGCACGACCCAGCAGGCCGAAGAACTCATGGCGGAATACCAGCGCCGCGGCGTAATGGTAGAGCGCAGCCTTAACTCCGATTATCTCAGCTGGACCGTCAGCGCCCGGCTGCCTGAAGGCAATAAACCACCGCGTATAAATCGCCAGTGGCAAAACCGGATATGGGGGTGAGCATGGCTATTTATCGCAGCAAAAAATGGCTCGCCGCCGTCGGGCAGATCGAACGTTGTGTTCTTTGTGGAGCATGGGGAACGCAGGTGGCACACCGGAACGAAGGGAAAGGCATGGGATTAAAAACCGATGACTGTGCGACAGCTGCGCTCTGCGTTTGCTGTCATGACAGCATTGATAACGGGAATAAGCTGAACAGGGAAGAGCGCCGGCAGCTTATGGACCGCGCGATTGTTCTGACAGTGATTGAAGTTGCCCGCCGCGGGCTGGTGGTGCCCGCATGAAAATTTACGAAATTACGCCGATTGGCAAGCCCAGAATGACTCAGCGTGACCGATGGCATAAACGGCTAGCAACAGCAGCGTACTGGGCTTACAAAGAACAGGTCAGGTTGCTGGGCGTCCGTCTGCCGGAGTCTGGATATCACGTCACGTTCGTGATCCCCATGCCAAAGAGCTGGAGCAAGACAAAGCGAGCGCAATATGTTGGCCGGCCTCATAAACAAAAGCCGGACAAAGACAACCTGGAAAAAGCTTTGCTGGATGCAGTGTTTGACGAGGATAGCCATGTCTGGGACGGACGGGTTACCAAAATCTGGGGAGAAACAGGGCAAATCATTATCGAGGAGGCCAAATGAAGCCAGAAGCACTTGAGATACTCCGCGCGCGCTGGCAGCGCCTTCGCATTTACCGCTACCGGGGATCGGTGCTGGTGGATTACCGCATTCTTCGTAATTTTGTTCGTATCTATCATTCAGCAGGAGCAGCCTAATGAACCTCGAAAACACCGTGAAATACCACTTCGCCAAGTCGACGCTTACTAGCGACTCTCCGCGCGCTACGGCGTCAGACTCATTAAGCGGAACGGATATCATGGCCGCTATGGGCATGACGCAGGAACGCGCCGCCATGGGATACAGTGCCTTCCTCGGCAAGATGGGCATCAGTTACAACGATCGGGCAAGGGCGATTGAGTTGCTGGCTGAGTACGCGTTAACCAAATGCGATAAGGTTGCCGCGCTGCGCAAGCTGGACGATGCGGTTAAGCCACTGGTAATGCGCCAACTGGCCGCCTTCGCTTTTGAGGATTATTCTCGCAGCGCCGCCAGCGTGAAACAGTGCGATGGCTGCAAAGGGGCAGGGTTTATTGACGCTGAGGTTTTCAGCATGAAGTCCCACACTCCGGCAAAAGAGAAGAAATTCGTGAAGATGTCGCTGAGTATGGGTGTCGAAGATATTCGACCTTCTGAGTATGAGGTTCGGAGGCAGGTCAGGGAGGTAGCGCGCGTTCTATGCCCTCAGTGTAAGGGTAAGAAGGTTGTAAGTTGCGCCTGTAAAGATTGCCATGGACGCGGGAAAGCCGTTAATCAGGCTCTTACAGAACGGCAGGGCGTTCCGGTTCTGACCGATTGTAAGCGCTGCAGCGGGCGCGGGTATGAACGAATTCCATCAACTGAGGCTTACGCCGCGTTGTGCCAGATAACGGATGCAATCAGCCTCGATACCTGGAAGAAGTCTGTTAAGCCATTCTACGATCAGCTCATCACCAAGTTTGATATCGAAGAGGCTTGGGCTGATGCGCAGCTGAAGCAGATAACAAAATAGGGCGTGAAATTATCGTGAACTATTTACTTTTCCCGAATCTGTGGTAATTTTGCTCTAACGATGGGTTATTGCCTTCGTTTAAAGCCCTGCGGTTAACCCCGTGGGGCTTTTTGCTTAATAGCGATTTAAGAATTTCTAAAACCATCACTATTCATTGCCTCTTATAATCTTTATATCGAAGAGGAGGGTATGATGAGAGAAGGCTATTACTGGATCCAGTACAATGGCAGCAGGCAGATCGCTTACTACATGCACGAAAAAATCGACGATTTAGAGTCGGGTGAAGTTATCTATGGTGCATGGTACGTGACTCGTGGAGATGACCTTGCCAATAATGGCGAGGTTGAAGTAATTAGCGAGCGTATTGAAGAGCCAAAGCTGTAACAGCAAAAAATTATATGAAGCCTCTTAACTGTGCTAGGCGTTAGTACCCATGGAAGAAGTAGCGAATCTTCAAGCCGACAAATTTCAAAACTGGCCAGACATAATGCTGGATTAAATATAGGACTGGTGGAACAACCAATGTCGCACCAGTTGCGCAGAGTGCGTATACCGCCGAGTCCTTTGCGATTAATGAGTAATTTAGGTTAAGTGTTTCAAGATTAATTGCATTGGCTGTACTCGAACCTAGAAATCCAGAGCCAAAAACAACCAGAAACACGTAAAGTGATACTGTTATGAGCCTTAAAATTAACCGAATGTATTTCACGATGAACACCTGCTGATTGATGTCATCGTTTTACACAAATGCCATCTTTTTAGCTAGCTTCTAGGTCGCTTGGTTCTAAATAATATCCTGTTCATTGCCTTACCCTCACATTGCCAGCCTGTCGCTGGCTTTTTCATTTGAGGCTCCTAGAACCATCATCGACACGCCTTCTTGTTAAATCGTCCCGACGGACAGACCCTTTTCAAACACACAGCACCCGCTAACTACGCGAGGTGAGAGTATGTATCGCATGGAAAAAATAACCACTGGTGCTGCTTATGGCGCTTCAGCCGGGAGCATCCTAAACGGCATGCTTAATGCCTACAGCCCCGAGCAGTGGAACGCTATCGGCGTGCTGGTGGGTATCATCATTGCCGTACTGACGTATCTGACAAATCTCTATTTCAAGATCCGCGAAGACAACCGCCGCAGCAGGAGCCGAGATGAACCCAACATTGAGGAATAAGCTGGTGGGTGCCATCGTTGGCGGGTCCGGAGCAATTACCATTGCTGCAGTAATGCTTGGCAATGCAGATGGACTGGAAGGGCGGCGCTATTACGCCTATCAGGATGTGGTCGGCGTCTGGACTGTTTGCGATGGGCACACCGGTGCCGACATCCGCCGCGGTCACCGCTACACAGACAAAGAGTGCGACAACCTGCTGAAGGCAGATCTGCGGAAGGTGGCAAACGCCATCGACCCGCTAATCAAGGTTCGCATTCCTGAGCCTACGCGTGCCGCGCTTTATTCTTTCGCCTATAACGTTGGATCTGGTGCTTTTGCCAGCTCAACGCTGCTGAAGAAGTTGAACGCCGGTGATGTGCCGGGGGCATGCAAAGAACTACAGCGCTGGACATATGCCGGTGGCAAGCAATGGAAGGGGCTTATCACCAGGCGCGAGATTGAGCGTGAAGTTTGCGAGTGGGGCCAGAAATGAGCCGATTAACCGCAATCATCTGCGCTGTCGTTATCTGCCTGCTGGTTTCGATGGCCTGGGCGATTAACCACTACCGCGACAACGCCATCACCTACAAAGACCAGCGCGATAAAGCGACGGCCAGGGCAGATACATCAGAGGCGATCACCAACAACGTGATCACCACGATGAACATCATCCGTGACATCTCACAGGCTACCCAGAATGCAAAGAACGAACTGGCCCAAAAAGGCGAGACGCGCATTGTCTACATCAGGCAAGCGCTTGAAGGCGATCCGTGCGCTAACCAGCTTGTTCCTGCTGCCGCTGCTGACAGCCTGCGGGAATACGCAGACAGTTTACGTTCCGGCACCGGCGGTGCCGATAAGCGCTGACCTGACGGCAGACACGCCGATACCCGTAATGGCGGTCCCTTTCACGTGGCAGGCAAGTTTGGAGTTAAACGCTCAGCTCTATACGGCGCTGGGGCAGTGCAATCTGGATAAGGCGGCAATCAGGAAAATTGAATTATCACGAGCCTCGCAATAGCGGAGAAGCGTGAGGTAATAGCGGGTAAAACCCGCTATATGGAGAAAATAAAACGTTACAGAACCCACCATCGAATGGAGTCTGTAGGTATAATCGCAGCACTGATTTGAGTAACTATCCCCAATTCTGCGGCTCTTTCCGGATCAAGAATAGTAGCAGAGGAAATCAAGCTCCCCCAATCTGTGTCTGAAGTCGTTTTTGCATTAGCAGTTTCAATATTCATGATCTGAACAAACCGCTTCAAGTCATCATCAAGACAGTCCGCGAACTCCCTTAACCTCAGGTGATCTGCTTGTGGGGCTGAGAAACCCCAATGCAATGGGTGTAACAGGAATCTTGATAAAGGATTTGCGATTCGCTCAGAACCAGCCATGAAGATTACGTTTGCAATGGATTCGACATTACTTAAATTATGCGTGGTTACCTTCACGCCGAGAGATTTAAGAAAGTTATAGGCAGTAAACCCTGCTACGGTATCTCCGCCTTTGCTTGAGATATAAATTCTCAGCTCTGTAACTGGCTGGTTCGGGTTAGAAATGGCCTTTAAACAAACATCCATGAGGTTCGTTACTGACTGAACGTTTACATCAGTCATGAAATGTACTGTGTGAATCATCATAATCACCAGAAGAATACCCGTATTGGGTAACCTTTATATATATGCGCCTTTTCTGGATTCAACATGAAATATTCTCAAGTAACACCGCCAGCTTAGGTAGGTTTGTTATTGCTATCACCCTGTGAGGCCCCATAGTACTGGTAATATCCCATCCAAGGGATAGACACTTGAATATCCCTTTAATCAGATAAAGAGGCTCTCAGTGTCCGACATCTACCAAATCACGCTAACCTCCTAAACAGACGAAACCTTCACAGGCAAGATGTCTCGACGTTAGCCTGAGCTGGTTAACGGCTTTGTGCCGCTGGCGACGGAGACTGGTCAGTGGCTGTACTTCGCTCCTGCCGATGTGAAGCGCGTGCAGTTCATGCGATTTATGGTTGATGAGTCTTCTTGATTGGGAAGTGGTAATGTCGCGGAGAATGCTTGCCATCACTGCCGAGTGATCAGTTGTGATGGCAGCAAAATTACTTCTTACAGAGAATTCTCAACTCTTTGCGATTGAATCCACCTTCTTTGGATAGGTCCTGGTAGCCTCCAGGGCAAACTTCATTGGCTTTGGAATAGCAAACATCCCAACCGGTTGCGGCTCCGCACTGGATATCGTATTCGCTGGACCCGTCAGGGCGTTTGATCTCTTGAGAAGTAGAACATGCCGAGAGAAGGCATACACCAGCTAACACCATCAATAATTTCATATTTGTATCTCTAAGTATTTTCAAGCGTCATTAATATCCACTAAACGCATGGAACCTCAAAGGATAAATTATGGCAAAACCGGACTGGGGCGAGCTTCAGCAACGGTTCCTGTCCGAACATGCCGCAACCGGCGTATCACCGAAGGATTGGTGTGAAGCGCAGGGACTGAATTACGCTACTGCCCGCCGATACATTAAGAAACCATCTGCGCAAACTGCGCAAAAACCTGCGCAGAAAAAAATGCGCACTGCGCAGAAAGATAAAAGCGCAAATGAGCTGGTGGATGATGATGGACTTACTGCTCAGCAGCGCTTATTTGTCGCGGAATACCTGAAGGACAACAACGCCACACAGGCAGCTATCCGGGCTGGCTACAGTAAAAAATCAGCTGAACAAATCGGCTATCAACTCCTTCAGAAAACTTCAGTTGTGCAAGCTGTTGCGCAGCAGCAGAAAGCCTCCATTGCGCGCACACTTGGCAGTGCCGATGAAGTCCTCGCGCAGATGTGGCAACTCGCCACCTTCGATGCAAACCAACTTTCCCAATATCGACGCGGGGCGTGCCGTTACTGCTGGGGCTTCGGTCATCACTACCAGTGGCGTGATGCTGTCGAGTTCGAAGAGGAAACGGCAAAGGTTGAGGGAAGGGAAGGAGCCATGCAACCAGAAGACACTGGCGGCTATGGTTACGACCACACCCGAGAGCCCAATCCAGAATGCCCACGCTGCAATGGCGACGGCATTGGCCAGCCATATTTCCCCGATACGCGCAAACTCCCGGCTGTTTCCAGGCTTGCCTATTCAGGCGTGAAGGTTGGCAAGAATGGTGTCGAAATCACAGCCATCAGCCGCGAAAGAATGTTCGAGGCGGTAATGAAGCGCCTTGGCCTTGCTGACAGCGAGTTTGCACAACGTCTGCAGCAGATTGAAATCGAACGCCGGCAGCTGGAGGTTGAGAAGCTCCGCAAAGAGTTGGCCGGTGATGGTGAGGACGAAGAACCTACGCCAGTGCAGATCCATATCAACGTAGTGGATGCGAGGGCAGACGATGGGGATCAGCCCGACACTTAACATTCCTCAGGCGCGCTTCCTCGCGATGCAGCACAAATTCAAAGCCTATGTTGCCGGGTTCGGTTCCGGTAAGACGTGGGTGGGTTGTGGCGGCATCTGTAAGGGGATGTGGGAGCACCCTAAAATCAACCAGGGTTATTTCGCGCCGACGTACCCGCAGATTCGTGACATCTTCTACCCGACGATTGAAGAGGTGGCCTTTGACTGGGGCTTGAACGTCAAAATCAACGAGGGGAACAAAGAGGTTCACTTCTACGAGGGGCGACGGTTCCGCGGGACCACAATCTGCCGCTCGATGGAGAAGCCCGGCTCGATAGTCGGTTTCAAAATCGGTAACGCGATGGTGGATGAGCTGGACGTCATGGCGGCTGCCAAAGCGCAGCAGGCGTGGCGGAAAATCATAGCCCGTATGCGTTACAAGGTTGATGGGCTGCGTAACGGTATTGACGTCACGACCACGCCGGAAGGGTTTAAATTCGTCTACCAGCAGTTCGTGAAGGCGGTGCGTGAAAAACCAGAGCTCTCGGCCCTGTACGGTCTGATACAGGCCAGCACGTTCGATAACGCGAAGAACCTGCCCGCGGATTACATCCCGTCGCTGTTGAGTTCTTATCCGGACGAACTGATTCAGGCATACCTGCGAGGGAAATTTACCAACCTTAACAGCGGGACCATTTACCACACCTTTAACCGCAAGCTGAATAACTGTTCTGACGAGATTCAGGACGGGGATCCGCTGTTTATCGGTATGGACTTCAACGTGGGAAAAATGGCCGCGATTGTTCACGTAAAGCGTAACGGGCTGCCGCGCGCGGTTCGCGAGCTGGTGAAGGTCTACGACACGCCGGCGATGATTAAGCGCATTCAGGAAGAATTCTGGCGCTACGAGGATGGACGCTACTTGAAGAGCCGGGAGATTTACATCTATCCGGATGCGTCAGGCGACTCCCGCAAGTCCCAAAACGCCAGCAAGACCGATATCGCCCAGCTCAACGATGCCGGATTCAGTGTCATCGTCGATGATGCCAACCCGCCGGTTAAAGACCGCATCAACTCGATGAACGCCATGTTCTGCAACGCCAACGGCGAACGCCGCTATCTGGTTAACGTGCAAAAATGCCCGGTCTATACCGAGAGCCTCGAACAGCAAATCTGGGCGGCCAATGGCGAACCGGATAAATCAGCGGATAACGATCACCCCAATGATGCTGGTGGGTACTTCATCGTGAAGGATTACCCCATTGTGAAGCCAGCATACTCAATCACCATGGACACCACTTTCTGATATGGCAAACGACGACATCACCTGGGTTCGACCAGAACACCGGGCGGCTTCTGCTGCCTGGCGGAAATACAGGGACTTCTGCAAAGGAGTTGAGGCCGTAAAAGCGGCGGGTAATAAGTATCTGCCTTATCTCGACCCAACCGATAAATCCACACGCAATCGCAAGCGCAATGAGGACTATCTAAGCCGTGCGGTGTTCTACGCCATTGCCGGTAATACGAAGATCGGCATGCTTGGGATGGCGTTTCGAAAGGACCCCACGTTTAACGGTCCTGAAAAGCTCAAATACCTGTTGGACAATGCTGACGGGGCTGGTACCAGTATCTATCAGCAGTCGCAGCTGGTGGCCGAGAACGTGCTGGAGGTTGCGCGAGAGGGCATTTACGTCGATTACGCTGCAGAATCCGATGAAGCAATCATCCTCCGCTACCCGGCAGAGAACATCATCAACTGGCGGACAAAGCGAATTAACGGGCGCGATCAGCTGGTGCTGGTGGTCCTGCGCGAATGCGTAGAAGAGCCGGATGGTTACGCTTACAAGGATGAAATCCAGTACCGCGAATTGGCGCTGGAAGAAGGGCGATTCATCTGCCGGGTGTGGCGCCGGGCTGGTGGCACCGCAAGCGGAACCTACACCGTCGACAGCGAATATCATCCGAAGCCTAAAGGAAAGGACTACTGGGATGAAATTCCGTTTACCTTTGTCGGCGCCCAGAACAACGATCCCACTATTGATGACTCTCCGCTGGCTGCGCTGGTGGAAATAAACCACGGTCATTACCGTAACAGTGCTGACTATGAAGACAGCGTGTGGTTCTGTGGCCAGGTGCAGCCGTATATGACTGGGCTCGATACCGGCTGGCGCGACCACCTCGAGAAGAAGGGCGTGAAAATTGGTTCCCGATCACCGCTTTTGCTTCCCAAAGAAGGCTCGTTTGGTTACGCCCAGGCGCAGCCCAACATGCTGGCTAAGGAGGCCATGGACAACAAGCGCGACTACATGGTGCAGCTGGGTGCCCGGCTGATTGAGCAGAACGCCACGGCGAAGACGGCAACTCAGGCGAGCGGTGAGCAAACATCATCAACATCGGTGCTCGGTATCTGTGTTTCAAACGTTTCTGAGGCCTACACGCTTGCGCTTGGCTGGTGTGCGAAATATCTCGGCATCAAGGGTGAATCGACGAGCTACACGATCAACCAGGAATTCATCGCGAAAGTTGCCGAGTCAGGCATGGTGACGGCAATCGTCAATGCCTGGCAGTCCGGTGCGCTGCGCGATAGCGATATGATTCGAGCACTGCAGAAGCTTGATCTCATTGACCCGGCCGACAGTCCGGACGAGGTTATTGATGTGCTTCGCAATCAGGCACCAACGCTTACCGGGGGCTAATATGGCAACCGTAAACGAAAGCCTGCGCGATGAGTCGATCGCACATTCCGTCTGGTTAAGCCGCTATGCAACAGGCGTGGCAAACCGGATGGTGAAGTTGCTCAACGAGACGGACGCAGACCTGTCGGCACGCCTGCTCGATGCGCTCGACAGATTGCCTCCTGAGAGCTTCACCGTTAGCCGTCTGCAGAGTTTACTGGGCAGCGTGCGCGATCTTAACCATCAGGCCGTAGCCACCATGCAAGCCGGGCTCGAGAGTGAGCTGGTGGCGCTGGCAAAGAACGAGGCCAGTTATCAGATGAGCCTGTTCGATTCCCTTCTGCCTTCACAGGTCCTGTCTCACTATCCGCTGCAGGGCATCACCGCCGATATGGTGTATTCCGCAGCGATGGCGCAGCCCTTTCAGGGGCGGCTGCTGAGTGAGTGGGCGGAGAATCTGGAATCGGACAGGCTGGCGCGGATCGTTAACGCCGTACGTCGGGGGTATCTTGCCGGCGACACGGTAGAGACTATCGCACGCAATGTTCGCGGACACGCCAACAAAGACTATCGCGACGGCGCGCTGCAGATGAGCAGGGCAAACGCCGCCAGCATCGCTAAAACAGCCGTGAATCATCTGGCTGCCACAGCACGCAACAGCTTCACCAGTGCCAACAGCGACATCGTAAAAGGTAAACAGTGGCTGTCTACGCTGGACAATAAAACCAGCCACGACTGCATTATTCGAGACCTGCTGCGCTACACCCTGGATAACAAACCGGTCGGGCATAAGGTGCCTTACCTGCAGGGACCCGGGAAAATTCATTTTTGCTGTCGTTCTACTGAAACCCTCATCCTCAAGTCGTGGCGCGAACTCGGCATCGATATCGACGAGATGGACGAGGGGAGTCGGGCCAGCATGGATGGACAGGTACCGGGAAAAACTTCGTATCTGGAATGGCTCGCGCGGCAGCCGGCACAACGACAGGATCAGGTTCTGGGTGCCGAGCGTGGCCGTCTGTTCCGCGCGGGTGAAATCGACCTGGCTGATATGTTCACTGACAAAGGCGAATGGATCAGCCTGGAACGTCTGAAGCAGCTCTCAGGCATTGACCTCTAACAACCACACCTTACTTCACGCCCTGGCATCCGCCGGGGCTTTTTTATGGGCGAGGCCCGGCAAAATCCCGAGGGGAAATTATGTTAATTCGAAACATGCTTCTGAAATTTTACGCACCTGAAAGCGGCGGTGAGGGCGGCGGTGGCGGTGGTATCGAAATCACTCCTGAAATCCAGAAGCTGATTGATGAGCGCGTGACCAGCGAAGTCACTGGCCTCAAAACGAAAAATAGCGAACTGCTGGGCACCATTAAACAGCAGAAAGAAAACCTGTCCCGCTTTGAAGGTATCGATCCAGATGCTGTACGCGGCATTCTCCAGCGTTTTTCTGACGACGAAGAGGCGAAGCTTATCGCCGCCGGAAAAATTGATGAGGTGCTCGATAAGCGCACCGAGCGCCTGCGTGCTGATGTCGATAAAAAGATTAAAGCAGCAAATGACCGCGCGGACAAAGCCGAAGCGTTCTCCAACAAATTCCGGGACCGCGTCCTGGGTGATGCAATCCGAGCTGCAGCCGCGAAGACAGGCGCGCTGCCGGAAGCATCAGACGATCTGATCCTGCGTGCCAAAGGCACATTCCAGCTCAACGACGAAGGCGAGGCCGTAGCAGTTGATGCAAATGGCGATGTTCTGTTCAGTAAAGACGGCAAAACCCCACTTAGCCCGCTTGAGTGGGCGGAGTCACTCAAGGAGACGGCTCCGCACCTGTTCCCACGCGCAGAAGGCACGGGCGCGGGCGGACACAAGCCAAACGGTGGTGGCAGCCTGAAACGTTCCGAAATGAGCGCCAGCGACAAAGCGGACTACATCCGCAAACACGGCCAGCAGGCCTTCCTCAAACTTCCGAAATAAGGGATTTAAACCATGGCAACGACTGTTAATACTGACCTGGTTATTTATGACGACCTGGCTCAGACCGCTTTTCTTGAGCGCCGCCAGGATAATCTGGAAGTGTTCAACGCTTCCTCCAACGGTGCGATTTTGCTGGATAACGAACTGATCGAAGGCGATTTTCGTAAGCGTGCTTTCTACAAAGTTGGTGGTTCCATTGAATCGCGCAATGTGAACTCTGTCGATAAAGTCACAGGTAAAAAAATCGGTGCCGGTGAAGCTGTATCCGTTAAAGCACCGTGGAAATACGGCCCGTATGAAACCACGGAAGAGGCCTTTAAACGCCGTGGCCGCTCAGTTGATGAGTTCTCTGAGGTCATCGGCGTTGATGTCGCAGATGCCACGCTGGAAGGCTACGTGAAATACGGCCTGAAAGCGCTGACTGCGGCGATTGGTGCTAACGCCGACATGGTCGTAACCGCCGATATTGAGACCGACGGTAAAAAGACCCTGACGCGCGGCCTGCGCAAATACGGGGACAAGTTTAACCGCGTGGTCCTGTTCGTGATGCACTCTGCCACCTACTTCGACATTGTTGATGAGGCGATTGCCAATAAAATCTACGAAGAAGCGGGTGTGGTGGTTTACGGCGGGCAGCCTGGCACGCTGGGTAAACCTGTGCTGGTGACCGACACCATGGACGCTGATGCGATCCTTGGGTTGGTAGCTGGTGCGGTTACCGTCACCGAGTCTCAGGCGCCGGGCTTCCGTTCCTACGACATCAACGATCAGGAAAACCTTGCGGTTGGCTATCGCGCTGAAGGCGTGGTGAACGTTGATCTGCTGGGCTACAGCTGGGATACCGCCAAAGGTGATAACCCTGACCTGACCGCCATCGGCACTGCGGGCAACTGGAAGAAACACTTCACCAGCAACAAATCTACGGCAGGCGTGCTGATTAAGCTGGGATCCGCTGTGGGGGAGTAACGCTGTCAGCGGATAAAACCTCCGCAACTGCTGACAGCACAGACGCGGTCACTGTTTCTCTGAAGTACACGCTGAATGGCTCCGGTGTATCCGGTAAAACCGTCGCGTGGACGTCCACTGGTGGCGTGCTTAGCACGGCCAGTTCTCAAACCGGCTCTGCTGGTGGTGCAACGGTGAAACTCACATCAGACGTTGCTGGCACCTTCACGGTAACCGGCACGATTGAAGGAGTGGCGAAAACCACGGATGAGATCACCTTCACTGCTCCCGCCGGAGAATAACGAATGGGGCGAAAGCCCCATAAACAGGATGATTCGATGATCAATACCGATATCACCTCTCCTGATGCCAACAGCTACGCCAGTGAAGAGGAGCTTTCCTCATTTGCGGAAATACGCGGCATTGAACTGCCTGACAAACTCACACCTTTGTTGATTAAGGCCATGGATTACCTGGAAGGGCTGGACTGGGTTGGCTCAAAAGGTGACCCGAGACAGGCTCTGGCATGGCCACGCGTGAATGTCGTTCTGGATGAACATGATTTCCCAACGGATGAAGTTCCACGGCAGGTTATAACCGCGCAGTGCATGCTGGCGGTAGAGGCAATTGACGGCGATTTACTCTCCAGCGTGCGCGAAGCCGCTGTGAAAACTGAACGTGTGGAAGGTGCTGTCACCATGACCTATGCGGTCGCAGATGGTGAAGTTTTCACGCCGTCCTATCCTGCTGTCATGGCGCTGCTGGGCGACCTCGCTGGTGGTCGTGGTTACGCCATCAATGCATTTGCTGAGAGGGCCTGATATGGCGATTGATTACCAACGTATGCAGGCCAGAACGACTCGCATGCTCAGGCAGAACGGCGCGACGTACAACGTCACCCGTAAAGGCTCGGTAACGGTTATCGGCGGCGTTGAGCATAAAACTGAAGAGGTCCGTTTTACTGCTGTGGGCGTGAAGACTGAATACGCGCCAGGCGAAATTGATGGAACGGTCATCGTTAACGGCGACGTGCAGATCGTTTTTACGGCAGAGCAGGAAATTAAAATCGGCGATGTGGTTGATATTGACGGCGCAGCCTACCGTGTTGTCAAACCGAATCCGGCAAAACCTGCCGTGCTGGTGCTCTGCTACAAAGCGCAACTAAGGGCTTAACATGGGCGAGAACGCGGCTTTCCTGGCTGAAATCACGGCTTTCGTTAATAAGGCGAAAACGAATCAGGAAGAAGTGGTACGCGCCGTCGGAATCAAAATCCTTAACCAGCTGGTGGTGATGTCCCCAGTGGGCAACCCGGAGTTGTGGGAAGTTAACCAGACAGCCGTGTCCTATAATCGCGCTGTTTACGACCACAACGAGGCGCTGCGGGCCAATCCCGACAACCTGACCAAAACCGGGCGACTGAAGAAAAAAGCCCGGGTGGTGGATGGGATGGATATCAAAGCACCGCCGGGATATACGGGCGGACGCTTTCGCGGTAACTGGCAGATATCGTTTGATGCTCCGACAACTGATGAAACAGGGCGAATAGACAAGACCGGCTACCTGACAAAAGCGGCCGGGAACTACACGCTGTCGCTCTTCAAAGTCGGGATGAAGGCCATTTATTTCTGCAACAACGTGCCCTATGCCTACCCGCTTGAAATGGGGCATTCCACACAGGCTCCGGGCGGCATGGTCCGCATAACTGCAGCTGAGTTTCAACGCTTCTTTGAAGAAGCTGTCAGTGAGGTGACTAAGTGATTCCTGATATTGCATCTGCACTGGCCGCCAGACTGGGTACCTGGGCCGATGCTGAGGGCATTTCGGTTGCATGGGAGAACGTGCCGTTTACACCTCCTGCTAACGAGATGTACCTGGCCGTTCACGATATGCCCGTTACGCCGCGAACAATCGATCTCGGATTGCGCTGCCGGACTTATTCAGGCGTTTACCAGATTAATGTCGTGGCGCCAGCCGGCTCCGGCCGTACCTCCGTCGTTGCCCTGGCGGGCAGAGTAGCGGAATTGTTCCCCGAGGGGCTGGAAATTGCAGGCAAAGACTTTACCTGCTGGATTAGCAGCGCGCCTGGCATATTCCGCGGCGTCCCTACACCTGTGTCCTACACCGTTCCTGTCAGCCTGAATTATCGTGCAGACATTAACAGCTGATTCCCCTCTGATGTCCCACAACTGACCGGCCTTGAGCCGGTTTTCCCGTTTCTGAAGGAGAAACCATTATGGGCTTTGCATTGCCTAACGGCGCTCATGTTTATCTGGCGTCGGGCTACGGCCCGGCCATTACTTTCACCGGCGCGACGAATGCTGAGCACACGGTGATCACCGTCAGCGCCGCGGACGATATTGCGGTCGGCGATATCGTTCACGTGAACTGCAACTGGTCGGATATTGATAACGTTATCGCGAAAATCGACGCGATTGCGGAGAATGCTGTCACTCTTCGCAACATCAATACCACCAACAAAAACAAATTCGCGGCGGGCGGCGGTTCCGGCTCTATTCGCAAAATTGAAGAATGGACCGAACTGCCACAAATCACAGAGGTATCGAAATCCGGTGGTGATCAGAACACCACACAGATTCAGTTCCTCAGCGATGATCGCCAGCGCAACCTGAACACCTATAAATCCGCAGTCTCGCAGACCTACTCGATCGCGCATGACTCCACGCTCCCGGTATATCCATTGCTGCGCCAGCTGGACGAAGACGAAGAGACCGTGGCGGCTTACATGTACGTGCCGAAGGCGAAGGAGAACCGTTACTGGGCGGCCACGGCATCTTTTGACGACACGCCGACTACTGCGGTTAACGAGGTAGAGACAGTGAGTGTGGTGCTGAACCTGCAGTCACCGGCGATGACGTTCTACAAGGTGACTGACGCTGCCGCCTAACCCGTCAGAGCTTTAAATATTCTATGCCTCCCTTTGCGGAGGCTTTTTTTCGTAAGAGGTATCAATGGCTACCAAATTCACCCTCCAGCCCAAACCAACATTCAAAGCCAACGTCTCGATCCCGCGCGCCGGCGATGAGGATGGCGTGCTGACCTTCACGTTCAATCATAAGCCACTTAAAGAGCTGGCGGATCTAGAGAAAATGGAAGGCAAAACCGCCACTGATTTTCTGATGGAAATCATTGCTGGCTGGGCACTTCCCGATGCATTCAACGCGGAAAACCTGTCGGTGCTGCTGGAAAACTATCCGGCGGCAATGAAGGCAATCCCGGAAACCTACTACCGAGAGTTGATGGGGCAGCGCGAAAAAAACTGATAGCGGTTGCCTCTGCGTTCTATACGCCTGAACCCACAGCGGCAGACCTGGCACCCTATGGGCTTACGCCGGATGACTACGACGAACAATACATCGACGTATGGCCAGATGTATGGCCTTCTTTCCTGGTGTTTCAGGCTGTCAGTACGCAGTGGCGCATGGGCATGGGAGGTGCATCAGGGCTTGATTACACCGTGCTGCCCTGGGTAATGCGCCTGCACCACGTCGAGGACGAGGCAACCGCGCTTTCGGACATCCGAATCATGGAGAGCGCCGCACTAAAAGTTATGCATAAAGAGAGGGCGGAATGAGTAACGACATCGCCACGATTTCCCTGCGCGTAAATACCACTGAGCTGGAGCGTGGTAACCAGGCACTGGATCGCTTTCAGGAGACCGCGACCGCCGCTGCAAGTAAAGCGGATGACCTGAACAGCACGTTCCGCACCGGTGTCGATAACCAGAAGAAAAACAGCGAAAGCCTGAAGCAGCAGCGTCAGGAACTGCAGAACCTGCTGAATAAAATCAGCCCGGTAAACAAGGCGCTGGATGAACTGGACACTATCCAGGAGAGCCTGGCGAAATTTCGCGGTAAAGGGCTGGTGGGGGACGAGGATTTTACTCGTTACAACAGCGTGCTTGAGACGACGCGGGCAAAACTGGCGCAGGTCATGGAGTCTGAGACCGCAGAGGGGCGGGCTCGCATTGAACAGGCTCAGGCAGCGCAGCGGGCAGCTGCAGCGGGCAAAACCTTTATCGATTCGCTGGAGGAGCAGGTCACAGCAATCGGAAAAACGCGCGCAGAACTGTTAGAGCTAAAAGCTGCCCAACTCGGCGTATCCGATCATGCTGCACCAATGATCGCAAAGCTGAAAGAGCAGGAAGAAGCATGGAAGTCTGGGGCTATCAGCGCGGGCCAATATCGCAATGCTATGCGTTATCTCCCGATGCAAATGACCGACATTGTGACTTCACTGGCTTCCGGTATGCCGGTTTATATGGTTGCTATTCAGCAGGGCGGTCAGCTCCGTGACTCGTTTGGCGGTGTAGGCAATGCTCTGAAAGCGATGTTGTCGATGGTGACTCCTGCCCGAGTGGCCATTGGTGGCCTGGCTGGTGCCGTTCTGATTGCGGCAAAAGCGGGGTCGGACTACTTCACCGCCTACGATGAAATCAACAAGGCCATTATCAGGACTGGCAACATTGCCGGCACGTCAGCGCTCCAAATCATGGCTTCCTCTCAGTCTATTGCTGCCTCTACTGGCGCTACTGTAGGAACTGTTCAGAGTCTGATGACTGAACTGGTTGGCATGGGAGCGCTGACACAGCAGCAACTTGAAAAAGCAGCGGGCTCTACGGCGCTGGCGGTTCAGACCGGTATAGTCTCGGCGCAGGACATCACCAAAGCCTATAAGGACATCGAAAAAGACCCTGTTAAAGCTCTGCAGAGTCTCAACGAACAATATAATTTCCTGACCGTTTCACAACTTAAGCACGTTGACGATCTGATAAAGCAAAAGGACCAGACCGCGGCCGTTACGCAGGCTATGGGCCTGTTTGGCGATACGATGGCAAAACGTGGAGAACAGGCTTATGACTCGCTGACGCCGTTTGGTCGCCTGTGGCTGGATATCAAAGGCTGGGCGTCTGAGGCCATACAGAGTATCGGTCAGTGGGTAGCTGAGCTGGCATCAAACACTCTGAAGGAATTCAACGCAATTTATTACAGCGTTGCGATCGTTTTCCAGAAGCTAAACCAGAGCATTTCTTCCTCTATCGCTGCAGCGATTAACCTCGTTCCCGACTGGGCGAAAACAGATACTTTGCAGGAATGGCAGGACTACAACGAACAAATGGCGGGCGCTTATGGCGACAGCGTTTCTCAGCTAAAAAAAGACTGGGATGCGGCTGATATCAGTGCAGGTAAATACCTCGATACGACCAGAAAGATAAGTACCGCAACCACCCAGAAGGATCGGGAAGGAGTCGCTTCTTTTGGTAAAAGGACCAAAACCGGAAAGCAGGGCACTTTATCGGCTGGTGATCGCAGTACGGATGCTACCCAGGCCGAGCTACTGGCGCTTCAGGCACAGTTACGCGCGCTGCAGCAGCATAAAGGGCTGAACGACACTATCAGCCAGCAGCGCAAAGATCTGTGGACGACTGAAGCGAAATTTCAGGTGCTGGAGGAGGCCTCGCGTTCACGTTCACTGACAAAGCAGGAGAAATCCTTGCTGGCGAGTAAAGACCAGGTGCTTCAGTTGGCACGGCAGAAAGCCCTGTTAGGTGATCAGATTACCGCACATGAACAGCTGAACAAGCGAATGGATACCTCGCAGAAATACGTCACTCAGATGACAGAGAAGCAGGCTGCATTAGTGAACGGTGCCGGGATGAGTGACCGTCAGGCACAACGTGAACTCGCGAAAAGCCAGCTTGCCGCTGGCTGGAAGAATGCTGGAGGTTCACTTGACGACGAGGGCTATCAGAAGCAGCTTAAAGCGGCGAATGATTACTATGATGCGGAGGACCGGTTACGTGGCGACTGGCTGACCGGCGCGAAAAAGGGCTGGGCTGAATTTGAGGACAGCGCGACCAATGTTTACTCGCAGGTGCAGACGATTACCAGCAATGCGTTCACCGGGATGGCCAGCACACTCACTGACTTTTTTACTACTGGTAAATCTAACTTCTCAGATTTTCTGACTACCTTCCTGAAGGGCATCGCCCAGATGCTGACGCAACTGGCCCTGGTTAATGGAATGAAGTCAGCCTTTGGTGGAACGGGTATCGGTGCCTTCTTTGGTTTCTCTGGTGGCGGTCTGGTGCCGGGATTCGATAGCGGCGGTTACACCGGTGATGGCGGTAAATATCAACCGAAAGGTGTTGTTCACGGAGGTGAGTTTGTCTTTACGAAGGAAGCGACCAGTGCGCTGGGTGTCGGTAATCTTTATGCGCTTATGCGGGGCGCTCAAGGGTATGCAAACGGCGGCTATGTTGGCACTGCTCCAATGTATGGTCTGCAATCCAATGCAGCTGGTGGCATTTCAGTTCAAACGTCTGTGGTAGTTCAAAGTCAGAACTCTCAGCAGCAGACTTCAGGCAATAATGATGCTATCTCTCGGGCTTATAAACAGACCATTGACCAGTCAGTGCGTGCAGGGATTGCGAGGCAACTCCAACCAGGTGGTTTGATCTGGAATGCAACGAAATCACGTTAGAAGGCAAAACGACCATCCAATGAATCAATGCGCGTAAAACCGCGTAAATCCGCTAGGTTGTTCTAGTCCTTGGCGGATAAAACACTCTACAAGCACTTTTCATGGAGTTGTTCAGTGAAAGCAAAAATTGCTATTTGGTTAATTGGTTTTGTGTTGGGCGTGCCGGTGACGATAGCAGGTGTCGAATGGGCGATGTTCAAATACAACAAGCAACTTGTTAACTGCGGTACAGATGCTGTTCATGCCGGCATGAGTGTGATGGATTTGGAGAAGTACTCAAACAGTACTGAGGAGCTGAACCTAATAGCTGAAAATTTGGACAAGTGTAAGAATGAAGCTAGTCCTCTTAAATCTAATCTCGATTTCATGCGTGATGAAATGGGGCGGAGGAATTAATAACCTCTTTTAAGTTTTATTTTTAAACCCGCTTCTGCGGGTTTTTTTATGCCTGGAGAAAGCATGGCAATCGAAACGTTCACCTGGCGAACACAGATACAGTCGGGAATGGAAGGGTCATTCAGCCTTAAAACGCGCTCTTCAACCTTTGGCGATGGCTATGAGCAGATCGCCGGGGAAGGCATTAACCCTGAAAAGCAGTCATGGCCTGTCACACTGACGGGGAAAAAAGCGGACATGCTTCAGGCCCTGAAGTTCTTTCGTTCTCACGTCACAAAGTCATTTATCTGGACATCGCCAGTTGGCGAAACAGGGCTCTATCGGATTGAGGCCGAATCAATCAAGTCACAGCCCTTATCCAGCAACGTTCTGACCATTTCCGCAACATTCAAACAGGCGTACGCTCCATGATCACAGAAGACTATCAAAGCCTTGAGCCTGGCAACAAAGTCCGGCTTATCGAAGTTGATGGCTCTAGGTTCGGCGTGGATGATGTACTGCGATTTCACGCGTACAACCTCCCGCATAAGGAAGAGGAAATCGCCGCCGCTGATGGTGATGAATCAAAGCTGAAGGCGAAAAGCATCTGGTGGCAGGGGGAAGAATATGCCGCCTGGCCGTATCAAATTGAAGGGCTTGAAGCGTCCTCAGAAGGCAACAGCGCCCAGCCAACGCTGACGGTTGCAGATATCGAAAGCAAGATTACAGCGCTGTGCCTTGCCTATGACGATATGCTACAGGCGAAAGTCACTATCCATGACACCTATTCGCACTATCTCGATGCGAAGAACTTCCCTGCAGGTAACGCAACAGCTGATCCGCAACAGGTCAGAAAACGAGTTTTTTACATTGATAGCAAAGCCAGCGAAATTCCGGGCGAGAGTATCGAATTCGTACTCGATAGCCCTATGTCGTTACAGGGAAAGATGATCCCTACACGTCAACTTCATTCTCTGTGTACCTGGTGTATCCGGAATAAATATCGCACCGGCGACGGCTGTGACTATGCCGGAACCCGCTATTTCGATAAAAACAACAACCCGGTGAGCGACCCTTCTCTGGACGAATGCAACGGCACGCTTACGGCCTGTAAGCTCCGGCATGGAGACGGTAAAGAACTGCCGTTCGGTGGGTTCCCCGGCACGTCTTTGATCAGGAGCTGATATGCGTCAGAAAACCATCGATGCGATTATGGCCCATGCTGCAGCTGAGTATCCTCGCGAGTGTTGCGGCATGGTGGCGCAGAAAAGCCGTGTTGAACGTTATTTCCCTTGCCGGAATCTTGCCGCGGCGCCGGAGGACAATTTTGTACTTTGCCCCGAAGACTATGCTGCTGCTGAGGACTGGGGGAGGGTGATCGCCATCGCTCACAGTCACCCTGATGCCACGACGCAACCGAGCGAACTGGATAAAGCGCAATGCGATGCAACCCTTTTACCCTGGCATATCGTGAGCTGGCCGGAGGGGGATTTAAGGACCATCCAGCCGCGTGGAGAACTGCCGCTGCTGGAGCGCCCGTTTGTGCTTGGTCACTTTGACTGCTGGGGGCTGGTGATGAGCTATTACCGGCAAACGCACGGGATAGAGCTTCACGATTACCGGGTCGATTATCCCTGGTGGGAAAACGACTATCCGGACAACTTCTATCAGGATTGCTGGTATGAGTGCGGATTCCGTGAATTCGACGGGCCGCCAAAACCAGGCGATATGGTGATCATGCAGGTCCAGGCTGATAAGTGGAATCATGCGGGGATTCTGCTGGAAGGCAACATGCTACTGCATCACCTTTATGGTCATCTGAGCCAGCGCGTACCTTATGGCGGTTACTGGCGTGAGCGCACGATGAAAATACTGCGCTTTAAAGACTGTTTCTGATAACTGCCTGTGACAGTTTTTATGGGGGAAAAATGGCTGCATTACTCAATGTTGAGCCGGTCCGCACAATTCGATTATACGGCGTGCTAGGCGCCACCTTCGGGCGTGAATATCGTTTATCAGTCGCTTCACCAAAGGAGGCCATCCGCGCCCTGAGCGTTATCGTGCCGGGTTTTGAACGTTTCCTTAATACCAGTAAGCAACGAGGTTTAACTTATGCGGTATTCAGCGGGAAACGAAACCTCTCAAACGATGAGCTCAGTATGGACAGGAGCACAGAGGAAATCCGCATCGCGCCGGTGATCATCGGCAGTAAGCGAGCCGGGGTGTTTCAGACAATCCTCGGGGTTGCCCTTGTAGCTGTTGCTGCGTTCGTCACGGGAGGGGCCGCGATAGGGATTGGAGGTACCGCTTTCGCTGGTGGCTGGGGCGCTGTGGCGGGGATTGGGGCATCAATGGCAATCGGCGGCGTAGTCCAGATGCTTTCTCCACAGACAACCGGGCTCGCCAGTAAGCAATCTGCGGATAACCAAGCCAGCTACGCCTTTGGTGGAGTAACAAACACGACAGCCCAGGGGAATCCGGTACCGATTCTTTACGGTAAGCGCCGCATCGGTGGGGCTGTTATTTCGGCTGGTATTTATGTTGAGAATCAACAGTAAGTGATGGTATAAAAAACAATTCTAATCTATGGGTGATTGAATTGTGAATTCTGAAGCTTTATTAATCGCGCAGGCAATATTAGCCACAAAACAAGATGCAGATACATTCAAAGATTATATATTTCCTGTTTTTATGGCTTTTTGTTCTGCTTTTGTTGGTGGAGTTGTTGCATACAGGTTCAATCTAAGACAAGAACGAATAAGAGAGGAGCGAGCTAAGTTTTCTACGGTATCAAAACTTCAAATAATAATGATGTCCTGCCTTAATGATCTCATTGCAATTAAGGTGAATAACTTTATTGACATGCAGACTGACAATCCGATACAGAGAACTATGTTGGTTGGGGTTGTGCTAAGTAATAGCAGGCCTGTAGATTTCGACTTTTCGACCTTATCTTTTATTAAAAGCATTCCTACAGCTAATCTCCCAATAACTCAGCAGTTGTTAAATTTTTGGAAGTATAGAGTTATGCGTTGTTCAAGGGTCTTTCCATCAGCAGTTGAGGTTGGAAAAAGCTGGCGCAATCTTAATAGATTAGTTGCTTGTATTGGAAATTTTAATTATATTTTTACGATCTTGGCAGAAAGGAATATCCTTAGAAGGGAAGTTGATGATAAATTGCATAGCGCTAATTTATCATCAGGTTTCACGCATGAGCAGTTGCTAGGTGTAGTTGAAGAACATAAATTGATAAAACTTGTTGATCTTACCGAAATGCTCTTCGCGTTAATTGAATTTATCATTAACGAACTTCACTCATTTGTTAGGGAATTCCCTGAGATAGCTGAAAGTAATATTGAATTATCTCTAGTCGGAGGGGGAGGGTTACTACGGTTTAGTTCAGATGGAAGGCCACTTTTTGAAAAGGCCTTAAATCCAATACTTAAGCCTAACTATAGAATTTTATCTGAATTCATGGGAGCCTCCGTTGAAGAACTTATTCAGCGGTACACTTTTAAAAATCCATCGTAAGGATTTTCCCAGAGTAAAACACACAGCCACCCCCGGGTGGTTTTTTTATGGGCGCAATATGGCAACTGCAATCGCTATAAAAGGTCGCAAGGGCGGCAGCTCCAGTTCCCGAACCCCTACCGAACAGCCTGACGATCTGCAATCTGTAGCAAAGGCAAAAATCCTCGTTGCACTAGGGGAAGGTGAATTTGCAGGGCAGCTGACGGCGAAAGATATCTACCTCGACGGAACGGCTCTGGAGAATGCTGACGGTTCCCAGAACTTCGGTGGTGTAACGTGGGAGTTTCGGCCAGGCACTCAGGCTCAAAAATACATTCAGGGAATCCCCGGTACCGAAAACGAAATCAGCGTGGGAACTGAGGTATCGAGCGCTACAGCGTGGACGCGCACGTTTACCAATACGCAGCTTTCAGCGGTTCGCCTGCGTCTGAAATGGCCTTCGCTTTTCAAGCAGGAGGACGACGGCGATCTGGTCGGTTACTCGGTTAATTATGCGATTGACCTGCAGACGGACGGCGGCACATGGCAGACGGTACTCGATACCAGCGTGACCGGCAAAACGACATCAGGTTACGAGCGCAGCCACCGTATTGATTTACCTCAGGCTGGCAGCACCTGGACAATCCGACTCCGTAAGATTACGTCTGATGCCAACAGCGCGAAAATCGGCGACACGATGATGCTGCAGAGCTTTACCGAGGTAATTGACGCCAAATTACGCTATCCAAACACAGCGCTGCTTTATATCGAATTCGATTCCAGCCAGTTTAACGGCTCTATCCCGCAGATCTCCTGCGAGCCCCGCGGCCGCGTTATCCGCGTACCGGATACTTACGACCCCGAAACCCGCACTTATAGCGGTACGTGGGCTGGGACATTTAAATGGGCCTGGACCGATAACCCTGCATGGATTTTCTACGACCTGGTGGTTAGCGACCGTTTCGGACTTGGGGATCGTCTTACAACGGCCAACATAGATAAATGGACGCTCTACCAGGTTGCGCAGTATTGCGATCAAATGGTACCGGATGGCAAAGGCGGAAGTGGTACCGAACCACGTTATACCTGCAACGTCTACATTCAGGAACGCAACGACGCTTATACGGTCCTGCGTGATTTTGCTGCAATCTTCCGTGGGATGACCTACTGGGGCGACGACCAGATTGTGGCGCTGGCGGACATGCCGAGAGATGTAGATTTTACATACACGCATGCGAACGTTATTGATGGGCGCTTTACCTATTCCAGCAGCACCACAAAGAACCGTTACACCAATGCGCTGGTGTCCTGGTCTGATCCTGATAACGCTTATTCTGATGCGATGGAGCCTGTTTTTGAGCAGGCGCTGGTTGCGCGTTATGGGTTTAATCAACTTGAGATAACTGCGATCGGCTGTACCCGTCAGTCAGAAGCGAATCGGAAAGGGCGATGGGGGATCCTCACCAACAATAAAGATCGCGTTGTGACTTTCAATGTAGGGGAAGATGGCAACATTCCGCAGCCTGGATATGTAATCGCTGTAGCGGACCGAAATCTCTCCGGGCGCGACCTGGGCGGCCGTATCTCGGCGGTAAATGGTCGTGTGCTGACGCTGGACAGGGCACCGGATGCTTCGGTAGCCGACAGGATGATTGTCAATCTTCCATCGGGTGTTTCACAGTCACGCACCATTCAGTCGATAACGGGCAATAAAGTAACCGTTACGACCGCTTACAGCGAAACGCCTGTGGCTGAGGCCGTATGGGTCATTGAGTCTGATGAGCTCTACGCACAGCAGTATCGCGTTATTACGGTAACTGATAATAATGACGGCACGTTCACAATCGTCGGTGCAAATCACGATCCGGATAAATTCGATCGCATTGATACCGGAGCCATCATTGACCAGCGGCCGGTTAGTGTTATCCCGCCGGGTAACCAGGCGCCGCCTGCGAATATCGTGATCAGCTCGTTTTCCGTGGTTCAGCAAAATATCAGCGTCGAAACGATGCGCGTGAGCTGGGACCAGGCGCAGAACGCTATTGCCTATGAAGCGCAATGGCGCCGCAACGACGGTAACTGGGTTAACGTGCCGCGCAGCTCCACCACGGCATTCGACGTCCCCGGGATTTATGCCGGGCGCTACCTGGTGCGCGTTCGCGCAATCAATGCTGCAGAAATCTCGTCCGGATGGGGCTATTCAGAAGAGAAAACGCTGACGGGTAAAGTGGGCAATCCACCGAAGCCGGTTGGCTTCGTCGCTTCTGAAAATGTGGTATTCGGCATCGAGCTGAATTGGGGATTCCCGGCGAATACCGACGACACGCTGAAAACGGAAATCCTGTACAGCCTGACCGGTACCGAAGACGATGCGATGCTGCTGGCCGATGTGCCTTACCCGCAGCGCAAATATCAGCAGATGGGCCTTAAGGCTGGGCAGATTTTCTGGTACCGAGCGCAGCTGGTGGACCGCAGCGGCAACGAATCAGGTTACACAGAATGGGTGCGCGGTCAGGCCAGTATCGATGTGTCCGACATCACCGATGTGATCCTGGAGGAGATTAAAGACTCGGATACCTTCAAAGACCTGATCGAGAACGCGGTGGACAGCAACGAAAAAATTGCTGGCATGGCTAACGATATCAAACAGGCCAACGACGAACTGGAGCAGCAGGCGAAGGATATCGCCAAAAATGCCCAGGACGTCGGGAAGGTTCAGACCAGCGTTAATGAGCTTTCCAGCACGGTCGGGAATGTTTCGTCTTCACTCAGTCAGCTTGAGCAGACCGTTGCGACGGCTGATACCGCCCTGGGCCAGCGAATCGACAACATCAGCGTTTCTATGGACGGCATGACGGGCGGGGTGAAGAACTCTGCAATTGCGATAATCCAGGCCAACCTCGCTCAGGTGGCCACGCGTAAAACACTTTCTGCATCGGTCGCCGGCAATAGCGCGAATCTGGATCGCATTGATGAAGTGATTGTCAACGACAGGGAGGCAACGGCGCGCTCGCTGCTGAGCCTGCAGACGGATGTTAACGGCAACAAGGCATCCATCAACAGCCTGAATCAGACGTTCTCCGACTATCAGCAGGCTACGGCCACGCAGATAAACGGCATTACGGCGACCGTGAACGGGCATACCTCCGCCATCACCACTAACGCTCAGGCGATAGCCAACGTTAATGGCGACCTCAGCGCGATGTACAACATCAAGGTTGGTGTCTCCAGCAACGGACAGTATTACGCCGCGGGGATGGGTATCGGCGTGGAGAATACGCCATCCGGCATGCAGTCGCAGGTTATCTTCCTAGCTGACCGCTTCGCTGTTACCCACCAGGCCGGAGCGACCGTTACGCTTCCGTTCGTTATCCAGAACGGGCAGGTAATTATCAGAGATACGGTAATAGGCGATGCCACTATCACGCGAGCGAAACTGGCTGAAACAATCAGCTCGGTTAACTACGTTCCGAACCAGGCTGGCCTGTCCATAAACTTTAGAACGGGTACGCTTGAGAACTACGGTTCGACAGCTGGCGAGGGGGCCATGAAACAGACCAACCAGACAATCAGTGTACGGGACTCCAACAATGTGTTGAGGGTGCAGATCGGGAGAATCACTGGTACATGGTGACGGGAGGCCTCTTGCGGGGCCTCTATTTTTTCAGGAGATACGATGGCGGAATACGGTGTTCAAACATGGGACGCTTCAGGCAAGGTTAACAACTATGGAATTAAGCCAGTCAGCGTTTGCGGCTATCTGCAACTGGCCGTTAACCAGAAAACAGGCTCTTATTCCGTTGCCCTGCCACCGGGTTGCAAACTGACCTACTTTCAGGCCATGAACGATGATAAGTGGGGAACTGGAAGAAGGAAGATAACCATCTCCGGCGGTACTGCAACGGTTTCCTCTGTGGGGGATACCGACTACTCAGCAGGGACTGAACCCGCTGTTGCAGCTTTTCTCATTTTCCAGATCGAGAGGGCATAAATGGCGCAGTACGGCGGTTTACTGACGACGACGAGCGGTGAGGTGTGGGTTACCGCCAACAGCTCGCCAATTGCATTACAGGCGCGAAAGACAGCGGCACTGCAGGGAACATCGGGTTTTAATACCAAGGTGACGCACACCTTTCCCTCAGGTCAGCCCATTGTGGCCTTCGTTCATTGCACGGTTGAGGTGGAAATCACTCAGATGGTAAGCGGAAACACCATCACGATTGATTTTCTCAGACCTAATGCAACTGGAACGGCGTACGTTTATTTTTTCACAATTTTCCCCCAGACAAAGCCAGATTACGGGATGGCCGTGTGGGATGCATCGGGGACCCTAATTTTGACCCACGAGACACGCACGCTCGGCGATGTCGTTACCATAGGCACTGCCGGAGTGGATGCAAACTCAGGCTACAACATCAACACAACCTTGGCGGGGAAGTGGGCCTGCATGCCCGTCATGCTCGGCCTGATTACCGGTGTTATATCAGCCGGTGGCCAGCCGCAGCCCTACGCTGCAATTTACAAGAGCATGGCAAAACTCGAGGGAAGCAATACGCGGATATTTGCCAGGCCTCAGACAACCCCCTCCGGAGGGCTGCAAAACGTCGCGTACTCAAACATGAGAAACGTCATCATGGCCATCAACTGCGCCAACTACGATTGATCGTTTTCAACGATCAATTTCTAATAATTGATCTACCAAATCAATTATATCCCATTGATTCATATTGTTATTGTGTAACCTTGCGAATGCCCTGGGATATAACCACGATGAAAAACATGATTCTTTGCCTGGCGGTGGCGGTTTTGCTCTCCGGTTGCGCTGGCGTTATTGAGAAACAGCAACCTGTGTGTTCCGGTACAGCCCTTATCGGCGGGCAGGAAAACAGTGTCCAGATTTACGGAGTGCGTAAACAAAACAATCAGACCCAGTACCGCGCCGGTTATCCCTTTAACTGGACCTGGGTTAGTGCCAACACGTTCACCAGCACCACCTGCCAATAAGTCATTTTGTTTCAAAACAAACCTCGCCACGGCGGGGTTTTTTATTGCCTGGAGAAAATATGCTTTATAACACCGGCACCATCGCCATTAACGGAAACACCGCAACCGGGACCGGCACGAACTGGACGGCACCCGCCAGCCAGGTTCGCGCTGGCCAGACGATTATCGTGATGTCTAACCCGGTACAGATGTTCCAGATTTCATCCGTGAACAGCACCACTTCAATGACGGTTACGCCTGCTGCTTCCCCTGCGCTCAGCGGCCAGAAGTATGGAATTCTTGTGTCAGACAATATCTCGGTCGACGGCCTGGCACAGGCCATGTCTCAGCTCATTAAAGAGTATGACGAGAACATTGGCGCGTGGGAGACGTTCGCCACAACCTCACCAAACCAGAGCATCACGGTTACCATCAATGGCACCCCTGTTACGATCCCCGGCATCGGTAAACTGGCGCAGAAAGGGAGTAACGGTGCGCTGGCTGTTGCTGACGGCGGAACCGGGGCAACGAAGGTGGAAGACGCTCGCAAAAACCTCGGTTTGGGAAGTAGCGCGACAAAGGACGTCGGAACGACTGCCGGGAACATCATGCAAGTGGGAGCATTTGGGCTCGGAACTATCAATGGCGATGGCCCGCTGTTGGACGCTATGGACGCATTTACACCGACCTGTTTCTCCTCCCATCAAAATGACGGACAGACCCAGCTCGGGTTAACTGCAAATACCGGTATTACGTCTATAGTCGTCAATCGGGGCAGCCGACCAACCCGTATTCATCAGGCCTACATTCTAAGGCGGACGTGGTTTTCGTATTACGGTGGCTCGTCCTGGTCATATCAGGAGGCTTACACCACGGGCAATACCACCAGAGCCAGCGATGGTACGCTCAAAGCAGCATCGCCTGTGGTTAAAGTTTTTTCGGATGGGTCATACCAGACAAACGATGAATCAGATGGCTGCTCTGTAACTCGTCTGGGCATTGGTGAATACCTTGTTGAAGGGTGTGAGGGGCTTAACTCTGATGCGGCCTGGGGGGGCATTGATGGCGGTTTTGATATCCCAACCGACAGGAACAAACAGCCTCTTATCTGGCTGGATTATGAGGTTAACGCGGATGGTTCCGTTCTGGTAAAAACCTATCATCGAACACATCCTGGCGCGCCTGCATTCGCCAGGAACGAAATACAGGATATTAGTGAGGCGGAGCCGGTCGATATTCCCCGCGACCAGTTTTTGTCCGTCCGTGTCGAAATGCCTGTCGATTCTCTGTACAACCAAAGAATGATCGCGGCGGAGTTGGCCATGACTGCAGAAGAAGGTGAATAAGGGGCCGTTTCTAAACTGGTTGAAATCTGTTCAAGAATGGTTATGAGCATAAAATTTACAAAACTCATAATTCGAAGCGACATAGAAACTTAGAAACGAAACGGCGAAGCTTTAAGCAGAGACGGTAGGGCCTGCATCTTGCGGACACTTACAAATAAAACTACTGTATATAAAAACAGTATTTGAGGTGTGAATTATGGAGTTTATCAGGCCTGCAGAACTGCGAGAAATTATTGCTCTTCCGCTTTTCAGTGACTTAGTGCAGTGTGGTTTTCCAAGTCCCGCGGCAGATTACGTTGAACAGCGTATCGATCTCAATGAGTTACTGGTTTCCCACCCCAGCTCAACATATTTTGTTAAAGCTGCCGGCGACTCGATGATTGAGGCCGGGATCAGTGACGGCGATCTGCTGGTGGTGGACAGTTCGCGCACGGCTGAGCACGGTGACATTGTCATCGCCGCTGTAGAAGGGGAGTTCACTGTTAAACGCCTGCAGCTGCGCCCGACCGTACAACTCAATCCTATGAACAGCGCCTACAGTCCAATTGTTGTTGGCAGTGAAGACACACTGGACGTGTTTGGCGTTGTTACTTTCATCGTTAAATCTGCGAGCTGAATATGTTTGCCCTCTGTGATGTGAATTCGTTCTACGCATCATGCGAGACTGTATTCAGGCCGGACCTGAGAGGGAGGCCGGTTGTTGTTCTCTCAAATAACGATGGCTGTGTAATCGCACGCAGCGCCGAGGCCAAGGCGGCTGGAATTACCATGGGCGAGCCGTTCTTTAAGCAAAAGGATCTATTCAGGCGCGCTGGTGTTGTTTGTTTTAGTAGTAATTACGAGCTCTATGCTGACATGTCAAACCGGGTAATGACGACGCTTGAGGAAATGAGCCCTCGCGTCGAAATTTACAGCATCGACGAAGCTTTTTGCGACCTGGCAGGTGTTCGCAACTGCCGGGACCTGACGGAGTTCGGCAAAGAAATCCGCGCTACGGTTCTTAAGCGTACGCACCTGACTGTCGGGGTTGGCATTGCGCAAACAAAAACACTCGCTAAGCTCGCAAACCACGCCGCCAAGAAATGGCAGAGGCAGACGGGCGGAGTTGTTGATTTGTCCAATATCGATCGCCAGCGCCGACTCCTTGCCCTGGTACCCGTAGAGGACGTTTGGGGCGTTGGCCGCCGCATAAGTAAGAAGCTTAACGCCATGGGCATTAAAACGGCTCTGGACCTCTCAGAACAAAGCACATGGATTATCCGTAAACACTTTAACGTGGTACTCGAGCGAACGGTCCGGGAGTTGCGCGGCGAGCCTTGTCTTGATCTGGAGGAGTTTGCGCCAGCAAAGCAGGAAATCGTCTGCAGTCGGTCATTCGGCGGACGCGTCACGGACTATGAGCAGATGCGCCAGGCTATTTGCAGCTATGCGGCCCGTAGCGCTGAAAAACTTCGGGGTGAGCATCAGTACTGCCGCTTTATCTCTGCGTTCGTGAAAACCTCTCCCTTTGCGCTTAACGAGCCCTATTACGGTAACAGTGCGTCCATGAAGCTTCTCACACCCACTCAGGATTCCCGCGACATCATCAACGCCGCGGTAAAGTGCCTGGACAAAATCTGGCAGGATGGCCATCGCTATCAAAAGGCTGGAATCTTGCTGGGAGATTTTTTCAGCCAAGGCGTGGCTCAGTTGAACCTGTTCGACGAAAACGCGCCGCGTGCTGGTAGCGAAAGGTTGATGGAAGTTCTGGATTATCTGAACGCGAAAGATGGAAAGGGAACGCTTTATTTTGCCGGGCAGGGCATACAGCAGCAGTGGCAGATGAAACGGGATATGTTATCTCCACGATATACTACGAGGTATTCAGACCTAATAAAAGTTAGATGATTCTTTAATCGGTCCATTCATCCGAACCTAATTACCGGCTATGAGTATTAACAATAATATGTCTACGACTATGCTTTTGTAATGTAAATAAGCCCCTGCAATTATACAGGGGCTCACGGATATGATGCCGGGTGCCTCCCGGTGAGTCATTGAACTAACCACTCGTGACTCGCTGCTTCAGAAATTCACGATGAGCCGCTTGATATACAAATCATCAGGTTAATTAGCCCTGCCGCTGAGGAGGATTCATCATTAAACCGAATGTAACAGCAATGCTTAGCAAATGATACAGTATTTACTGATGTGTCTCATGATTTTTCGCAGTTTGCACGGTCAAAGTATTTTCAGATGGTGAAGGTTAAAACATCGATGT